GATTGCTTTTTTTTTTAAAGGGCCTTTTGTGGGTTTTAACTGGAAGGTCATTGTTACCGTAACGTATGCCTGTACCACCTAAATCCCACAATTCCTGAAGTCGGTCAATTTTGCACCCTGGAGTAACTATTTCACCGTCGGCATAATGCTCTCTAACTACAACATGAATAAGACTGTTTGCAAATGACCTGCGCCTATTACAAAGAGCTTTAGTATGCATTCTACGTTCATTTTTTACCAACTCCTCGGTAAATTTCCGAGTCATATAGTTAACAGGCTTATTTGGCTTACTCACGTTGTGTTCCAAGAGCACTCACCTCACTTAATTGTTATATAATAAAAAAAGCCCACTTTTTAAGTGAGCTTTTATACCTACTAAATTAAAATAATTCTTCTCCGGCACCTACGTTACCGATACCTGATGCCGTATCGTTATTGTTATTATCGACTTTTAGAAAAGGTTTCATTATTCCCTTATCTATGTCCCAAAGTAACAAAACGTCCTGGTTATTTACTCCGTAACGGTTCTTTTTAACTGAGATTTTAAGGGTAACATCGTGTTGCCGTATTGTTAGAACACGAGTAGCGTTTTGAGGTAACCCGTCTGAACCGTAAGCATCTTCCAGCTCCGGAGTATCCATTTCAACATTCTGCTGCGGAGGCGGCTGTTCATCACCTTTTTTACTCTTTTTACCTCTTTCCTTGGATTTTAATGCTTGGCCTGGAGCTAAAATGGGTATACCGTATTTTTCACTCGTAACATACAAATCTTGAGAAACTCGCATTATTCTAGTAGCATCGTTATCATTTCGCTTAGACCTGTAATCATCCATAAGGCTGACTTGGTCTATTCCAATGATGTCAGGCTTATGTACTTCAATAAGGCCGTGTAAAGTGGGTATATCTAACCTGTTACCGCCTAAATCCCGAGGCGTTACTACAATAAACGGCACTTCACCGGCAGACAGGTTATTAGTGTATTCCTCATAATGCTGCATATCTTTGGGATCTTGTATAGTACCTATATTAGGAACTCCGCACATTAATGCCAGGTTGCTAAAGTTAGCATTCAACGTATCAAAGCGAAACCCTACAATCATTTTACTCATTTCACCGCTATACATCAAAACCCTTTTACCGCTTCGCCAAGCTATCATAAGGAAAAACTGAAGTAGCCACGATTTACCTTGATTGGGCCTCCCAATAATTGCAATCAAATCCTCGTCTAGCCAGCCGTGCAAAATATTGTCTAAAGGTTCAACCCCTGAGCTAATACCCAATAAACCTTTTACATCTAGCCGATGTTGATACTCAATAGCGCGGTCTTTAGCGTTTCTAATTAGGTCATACCCTGTCTTATACTGCCCAACGGATTGAAATACCTCATTTATAGCATTACGAGCATATACGGCGGCACTGTTAGCATCTGTTTGTACTAGCTCAGCAATCTTATGTACAACCGGCACCATCATTGAATAAGTATATTGCTCTTGAAGTCGTTCAATCAAATATTTGTCGGTTTCATTGACATCAATAAATTGAAAGTCGTTAAACTTGTCAGCGACTGTTTCTCTGTCCGGGATCGTACCATACTTCTCGTAATGATCAAACAAAAACTCAACTTCAGTTTTATACGTTATGAAATGCTCTACTCCAATACCGTGCTGTCTAACCAGCATCGTAGATTTATCTTTTATAAGCTTGTTTAATACCTGTAGTTCAATCATTCGCATACACCTCGTCTATCGGCACCTTTAAATTCAAGAATATGGCACTGACCCTTAATACGACTGACCACTCGTTCACCTAAACATTCGTCTAATACTAATTCAGTCAGCGGTAAATTGCTAGTATAAATTTGACATCGGCCATTAGCTTCCCGGTAGTTGATAAAGGACAATAACCTTTCACGAACCCATTCGCTAGACTTTTCTGCACCTATGTCGTCCCATATCACTAAGTCTGCACTAAGTATGTTATCCATAAAATCGTGAATACTTAAATCTTTACTGTCCATAGAGTCACGTATACTTTGTAAAAATTGAGGTACACTAACAAACAGCCCGCGGCACCGGAGGTTATTTTTCAATGCTACATGCCTGAAATACTCGTTCATTATTTTACAGGCCCAAGTCGTTTTACCGTTGCCCTTGCATTTACCGTATAAGAACAACCCTCGGCCTGATCTAACGTTTGCTAAAACATTTCGGCGATATTCAGCTAATGACAAGTAAACGTCCTGATCTTTACCTGGCTTGGTCAACGGGATTTCGTACTGGTAGCGCACCGGGATGTTACTCATTGAATAAATATTATACATTTGTACATATCCAACACAGTAACGGTCGCACTTAGCCGGGTAACTTTTACAGTATGTTTCGGCCTGACATTTGTTCAAAATGAATCACATCCTAGTAAACTTCATTTAACGCTCTGTCTAATTGTTCCGGAGTAAGTGTTTTATAATATGCTTCGGTTTCAAGTTCAAACTGCTTATCTCGCTGTTCCCGTTCTAATGTACTGCGAATCGACTTTATAAATATTTTTGTCAAAGATTCTACCTTTAGTGCTCCTGGCAGTAGTACCTTTGACCTGTCAGCTTTTTTACTGTACTTTTCAAGGAGCTGGTCAATGTAATAACACACATCAGGTATTGCTATATTATATAAATTTATAAAGTCACGAATTTTACCTACATCGTTACGAAAATCAATACTTATAACCACATTAAGAATTTTCAAATGCTGCGCCGCATAGTAGTAAGTAAGATCCCTAAAAGTAACAGCCGACCAATCACCTGTTTGTCGGGCATGAGCTATATGGTCAACCGATATTTGTTCATACTTAGAAAGATTACTGATTGGAACTGTTTGAGGTTTATTAAACAAAGTAGTTTGGTTTAAAATGTTTTTATTTCCTGCGGTAGCAGAAATGTTTTTATTATTTAAATTAATAGTATTAACTAAAGGTTTATTATTAAGGTTACTTGTTACTGATGTTACGGGATACTGTCCCGGATGTTGCAGGACAGTATCCATAATGTTACGGGATACTGTCCCGGATGTTGCAGGACAGTCCATAGATGTTACATTTTTTGAACTTTGTAGTTTAGCTAAAAAAAGTACGTTAGGAGAACCTGATTTTAGCTTATGTTGGTAGATTAGCTGATGCTTTTCAAGTTCCTTAAATGTCTTTGTTATTGTATCGTAAGATAGTTCTAAAATGTTGGCAAGCTCTTGTTTTTGGTAGATAACGTACACAATTCCATCTTTATAAACCCACCCGTTTAATACGGATAGAGCTACTCGCTCAAGTAGTAACATGTAAATAAGTTTAGCGTGCGAAGTTAGTTTAGGATAATTAGGGTTACATAATAAGTCCTTTGGAAACTTAATATACTGTTCGTAAAGTTGATCGGTATCTTTAAAATAGTTCAAATTTTCAGGTAATACAATATCGTCCGGCAGTTTAAGCATTTTAAAGCACAACCTCCTAACACGTTTAAATTTAGCTACTTCAAGCGACCTAAAAAGTAAAAGTTACCGTCAGTCCTTTTGTATTCCATTAGAAGATTTAATTTAGTGAGTTCCTCAACGGCCAATTCAATTTCGGCCAATTCTAACCCTAAATCACGTGTAATACTTTCGTGGTTGCGCTTAACGTACAAATAACCGTCACGACGCCAATTTAGTTGTTCTGCGAATGTAGACAATTCGTACAATAACATACTGTAGAATACTCTGGCAGTAAATGACGGTACAAATTCACATTTAGCATAAGCCTGAACAGCTAATAAACGACTGGGTAATATATAATGAGTGATACCCATTGAATTAAAGTCGCTAACCATATAGTAGCTTGAACTATTTTCTTGTATAGCTAAACTCGACATTAATTAACCTCCCTCTATGTAGAAAAAAGTAAGGGCAAACGCCCTTACTTTTTCGCAGCTTCCTTCAGTGCTGCAAGCTGTTCTTTAACCTGTTTGGAAATTTCGGACTCGACGGTGTTCCAAGCCTTTTTCTTGACTTCTTCCATGTTATCACCTTTGTCCGGTTTAACTACCAAACCACAGTTAAATTTATACCATGTTCCTTCAATTTCTACACTGACGCCAATTTCACTTTTAAACTCAACGACTGTTGCCATATTATGTTCCTTTCTTTTCTTTTTTACGAGTTACCCGCAAAGTCGCTACCGGCGGCCCCTCGGATACACAGTCAGCCATTTCAGCTGCAGTAATCTTTCCGTGATACATCAAGCTCTCTACCACTTCGGCATCAACTACTTCTTTGATTTTAATGGCTTCAGTAAAGCCTAATTCTTTCAACCTTGCAATCATTTTTTCTTCGTCCGGTACAGCTTTGCACGATGTACTATAAGTGGCTATAAACTGACCGTCCTCGAAACGTGCAAGATCTTTTTCTTTCATCACGGCCTTAATTCCCTTGTTTAGTACATCAATGTCAACCTTTAATACTTTTTCCCGAGACTTTAAGTCAATATACCTCGAAAGGACTGATGCACTTAATACTACTGACGGTGGTGAAGCGATTTTCACTGCAACCGTTTCAACTGAATTAGTTGCCGGCATACTTTTAACATCTTCTTTATCAATAACAATAGCTATAATAGAAACCTCCTTCAATGTTATTCAGTTGATTATATAAAAAGTAAGGCCCTACTTTTTAAGTAGGGCACTGAGTTATTTAGTTTCGGCCTGTAGCTGTTTAGTTTTGCCGGTACCGCGTTCTAATATGCTTTTGCCTCTTTGCCCCCATAAGGTAACATTGAAATCGCTTAACGAGCCGGGTACAATGTTGTCCCTAAATTCAATTAACATAGGGATGTCAGTTTCTGCGAAATACCGTGTACCTCTAACATCTAAAATACAAATTTCAGGTAATGGGTTAGCTGCCTGAATAGCTGCTGACTGGGATTCGGCCCAAGCGTACCAGTTCTTAATTGTAATCACAGTTCTGTCAATTATCTTAGCAACCTCACCGATTCTCAAGTAATTAATTCCGTTAATTTGTTTCATGAATATGTTCCTCCTTAACTTTAAAACGGCTGCCCTTGCTACAGTCATTACATTCGTTACTGAATTGGTCGTCGTGAAAGCATTTACGGCACTCGGTTAAGTTTAAATTTTTATTAACCCATGCAATGTCAGCCCAACAAGCTTTAAGTTGAATAATTAGCTCTTCGTCAATGTCTTTCTTTTGAGCTAAATTAACAATGTTTCTTAGGTCATTCAGTACTTGTTGAAGATTGCTTTTAATTTGCTGCACAATAGATAACCTCCGCACATACTTTTGTAAAAGGCGAAGACCGCCTTAACTTAACAGGCGGTCAACCAACTCTTTTTTACTTAGTTTGTTCATTTTACCTTCAATAAGAGCTTCTACTAAATCACCTTTTTCAACTAAAATTTCTTCAATCCTTTCGTCAATAGTATCGCGGGTTACGAGGCTGATAATACTGACCGTGCCTGTAGTTCCAATTCTATGCGCTCTATCTTCGGATTGCTCTGTGCGGGCAGGGTTCCAAGGCTTATCAATAAATATAACTGTATTAGCTGCAGTTAATGTTAAACCTGTGCCCATTGCACCTACTGTGCCGACAATGACTTTACAAGTTGGGTCGTTTTGGAATTTATTAACCATTCCCTGCCTGTCTTTAATTTCACCTGTGATCACGGCCGGGTTATAACTAGCTAACTCCTTTTCAATAATGTTGGTTATTTGAGTCCAGTTACTAAACACAATAACCTTACCACCACTTTCAGTTACTTCCTGAACAAGTTCTTTAAGCCTATCCATTTTAGCCGATTCGCTAATTTTTTGACTTAATATACTGGTATGCCCGGTTACTTGGCGAAGTCTTAACAACTGTGCCAATGGGTTATCGCTTAAAACTACTTCGTCAATATTCTGCATGATTACTTCTTTGACCTCGCGGTATAGCTGGGCCTGCTTAGCTGTCATTTCAACGTATTCGGTGGTCTTAATTTTAGGAGGTAAGTTAAGTACTTCATCTTTTTTACGACGTAACATAACAGCAGATACTCTGTCTCTTAACTCGTTCATGTTCTTATAACCTACTATTTCACGACCCTCGTAACCACCCATTATACAGTAACGAGCTCTAAACTGGTAAAAATTATGGGTTTCAGCTCCAAGCCATTTTAACAAATTATATAAATCCATCGGGTTGTTCATTAACGGAGTGCCGGTCATTGCCATTTTGTAAGTAGCATTTAACTTGTGAATAGCTTTGCCCTGCTGTGACGTTGGGTTCTTAGAAGCATGGCACTCGTCGAATATAACCATTCCTATAATGCCGTCGTCGCACATCTGCTTCAGTTTTTCCTGTATTTTAACGTTCCTTAATGTTTCGATGTTAGTGATTAAAAACAGTGCCGGGATATCACGGTCTAAATCGGCGACTCGCTCTTTTACAGAACCGTCCTGAATTCGGCCTCGGCTGTCGCGCTTACTACCTATGATATGACCGTTTTCGTTACTATGTATTTTTATTTCCTCCATCCAGTTCCATTTCAACGTATTAACTCCGCAAATAACCAAGCAGTATTTGAATTCGTTTTTACGGGCGATCGCTGTATGAATAGCCTGCATACTTTTTCCTAAACCTTGTTCGTCGCCGAGTAGGAATTTGGGAGTACTTAATGCATGACGGAAACCTTCTAACTGATGATCAAACGGTTTAACTTTGAATGGGTGCTCGCTGATAAGCTTTTCAATCTTAGTCGTATTCAACGGAACTACTACAGTCGGTTGAGCTACTGAAGCACTCTTACATTTGGTAGTTACTTTCCCGGTAATAGTTAATCGCTCACCGTCGAACAGTTGAATCACGTCATTAATTTCGTGTACAGGCACTTCCCACGACTTAGTGCCTGGGTCATAAAACCGTACCGGCAGTGACTTAATTTTTTCGACCTTTTGCATGTCGTACGGAAAATTAACGAATAAAGCTTCGGGAGCTTTTAGCTTATTAGCTTTACGAAGTTGTACGTTTACCATTTAATTGACCTCCTTTGTAGGGTCGTTGCCCTCACAAATATAATAACATATTAATATATAATATACAATACCTGTTGAATAAAAAAAACCAGCATATAAGACTGGTTTTTGCATGTCATTAAAATACGTCTGTCTGTGTACCTGTGGTTGAATCAGTTTCGGTTTCGGTTTTTGTTGCCTGAGTAGTTTCTTTGGCAGCCAATTTCGCGGCAGCATCGTCAGCTTCTTTCTTAGCCTTTTCCTCTGCCTCTTTAGCCAACTTCGCTGCGGCCTTTTCTGCGTCTTTTTTGGCTTTCGCTGCGGCTTTTTCTTTAGCCTTCTGCGCTTTTTCAGCTTCCTTCTTAGCATTTTCCTCTGCTTTTTTGGCTTTAGTCGCCTGACGCTTAGCTTCTAACTGCTCAGCCTGTTCCGGAGTAAGAGCCATTTCAGCTTCGGCTGCTTTACGGACTTTAGAAATTGCACTGACAAGTTCTTTGATTGTTTCTGCCGGCGCACCAATGAAGCTAAATAAACCGCGTAAGCTAGACTTAGGACTCTTGTAAACTAAGTTACCTTCCTTGTCAAGTAACTTGACGACATGAATAAAACCTAACTGTGATTTCAGTTCAATAACATGTTCAGGGCCCAAAGCTATTTTTTGTACTACATGGCGAACGCCGCTAGGACTTACTAACGGTTCACTGGAAATTAGCTTAATTTCAAGCTCAGACTGACTTTGTAACGTTTGCTTGGCTTGTTCTGTTTTGGCCTTTTCCTCTACTTCCTTAGCTAATTTGGCAGCGGCCTTTTCCTCTTCTTTCTTAGCTTTCGCAGCGGCCTTTTCCTCTTCTTTCTTAGCTTTCGCAGCGGCCTTTTCCTCGTCAGTTAACTCAGTGGGAGGTACAGCAGGTGCCGAAGGTATATCAACGGATTCAGTATCGGTTTTTGAAGTATCTTCAGCAGTTGATTCGTTACGAATAACTTCGTTCGCCGGTTCAGTAACTTCGTTCGCCTCGTTTAACTGTTCAGCTTCTGTCACAGTGTTCACGGTAGATTCCTCCTTCGCCTCTTCAACGGCTTTATACCAACGTTTGAATGAGCTTGCCGTAATAGTCTTTTCAACACCGTTTTCACTGATTGTAACATTTTGACCTTCCGAATTAACAACTGATACTTCTTTACCTGTGCGCTTACTAATAAACAACGACATATTAATTAACCTCCCTGTTCAATATAATTAGAAACATAGTAACATAATAACTTAGTATAGACAAGAGGTTTCTAAAAGAAAATTTTTAAGTTATTAAAAACTACTTGGCTTTTTTAGCTTGTTTTTCAGCTTCTTTTTCCTCAGCTTTTTGTTCATACCATTGGGCGTCCAATTTTTGATAATGTAGTTTACGATCGAGTATCTCCTTAGTTACCTCTTTCCAAGGTCGACCAAACTGCTTAGAACAGTCTTCCCGACGTGAGGAACGGTCTTTAACTTTTTTCGGTGGTGGCATCATCCTAGCTATAAATGCTGGGCAGTTAGCTCCGCTCGGTAACCTTACTTTATTAACAGCTACCCATTTATCTGGAAGTCCGGCGTATAGCTCTTTAGCGTCGGTGTACGGGTCAAACAAGTGAGCAAACCTTTCAAGTTCACTTAAACGTTCTGTTTTATAACTGGTTATTTGAGCTCCGCCGTCAAGTAAGCTGTTGGCTGCATCTCCCATTTGTTCAATACTGTGCCCGGTGAATAAATTCTTGCACCTATACTTCCGGAACTCTACGTTACTTCCCTTATAGTATTTGGCTACCGAGTTAATAACTTTATGTGGCTCATCAATCCATTTAATGACCGGAACTCTGTCTTTTTGTTCTAGCTCAATACGACTGAATACATTGAAGTTAATTTTATCTTCAAAGAAACCTAATATAAGAGGTTGATTTTCTTGCCACGCATCGTAACTAGCTTGAATAGTTACGACATAACCGTACTTATCGAAAGCAGGGTCACCTGTGGGCTTATTGTCCATGTATTTTCTAAAATCGAGAATAGGTTTTCCTCGTGAGTTGAGTTTTGCCGGCTGATAAAACATGTTCGCCAATAGCTTGTTGTTACTTAACATCCGTATTCTAGAAATAATACCATCAACGGTGTTACTCGCACTACCTTTTTCGGCCATGACCTGTAACCTTTTCAAGTCCTCGGCTACTTCCGGCATATTCTGTATCTTAGCACTGTTTAATAGTTCCTCTCTAAAAGACGGGGATACAAGTACTAAATCAATATCCTGAAACGACCAGTTTTTTCGAGTAGTTGCTGCCTTTGTGGCACTAACTAAGAACTGTCGCATTAGATCCGAAAATTCGGTAGTAGCTTCGCCGTTGATAAACTCAATAAAACGGGCTGTAATACGTTCTTGAATTTCTACAGCTTGTAGCTCTTGGTCACCTTTTGTGCACTTAAACTCCCTGCCCAATACGTCACTCCAATTTAAAGATACTGGGTACGATTTGTTATCGCAGTTAAGATGAATGATTTTCTGTTCTGGAAAGTCCTCAGGTAAACTGTCTTCAAAATCACGAATCATTTGACCGTCGGCTGTATCAATTATAATAGCTGTAAAGCCGTTTACTACCATGTCGTGGCACCAAGTAGAACCGAAACCCTCGGTTTTTCCTGTACCTTGTTTACCTTGACCGAAGCTATGTGTACATAAGGCGTCGTAAATAGCACTCGTTGATATACTGGAATTCGGTGTAACAGGTATGCGAACCAACTTAGTACTACCCTTTTCAGTCACGTACCCAATGCGAATACCTTTATCTACGAACAGTTCGTTAGGGATAGTTACTTCTTTGACTCGTATGGCCTGAATTTCCGGGAATTGCTGCTGTAGCTCGTAACCAGGTAACTGAATCAACTTACTAGCTTCCTTTACACTAAGTACGTTGCACAATCGTTTTCCCGGAGTCGGTTGATTATGTGTTATTTGAGCCAAGAATTTCAATACATAACGACGAGGAATATCCTGACGGTCAAACTCGTTATCTCCGGCAATATCTTTCCAAGCGTTAACCATCGTACGAACTATGCGTTGGGCCTTCAAAGGGTCATTGCTTTGTGCTGCAACTCTTACCCACGTATTTAAAACATCCTCGCCAACTTTTTTCTTTGATTCAGGTAACATTTCGTCATACAGTTTACGACCTTCCGACCAACGAGTTTCTTCTGCTTTCATTTGTTGAATAGCCTTTTTATCCTCGTTACTCATGGCAGTCAAATCAAGTAACCCGTAACGAATGCTGTTCATAATTGAATTAACTATTTCAAATAGTTTTTCAGGTAATTGCTGCCCTGTTCTAGTGGGTATGGTTCCTTTTTCTAATTTAGTCAGAGCACCTTCAGCTTTACGTTGCCAGTCTCTTCGGTTGGTAGGTATAAACAGTACATCTAAAACGGCCTTATCCGTTTCAACTTCTAAATCCCGTATACTGGTTAGTAACGAAGGTAACGGTAAGTTATCCCGGTTATCGCAAATCATAGAAAATATATCGTGTTTGCGATAATACATACTCGCAGCCATGGTTTTAGTTAGTTCAAAAGTAGGTAATACGTCAGTCGTCACGGGCAGTATAGTCGCATGTGGCCAAATAGCCTCACATTTACGAATTATTTCGTTCTTTTTATCCTTAGGTATTACCAAATAAAAAGTAATAGAACCTTGGGTAAATACGGCTTTAAAGGATATTTGATCTTGTCGCTGTACCGTTATAAAGGAGTGACCTTTTTTGAAAAATTTAAAAGGTTTGATTTTAATACGTTGATTTGGAATTTTAAATAGGCCGGCAACTATCTTTGTGATATCTTCAGTGCGCTGGTTACGCACCGAAGTATCTGGTTTGAGTTGGTAGATAATGTAGTCGTCGGAAACAAGGTTGAAAAACTTTTTTGTTGTTGAAATTAACTTCGACTTAATCAAGCTGATATCACCACCCAAATTAGGAAGTAAATACCGAAAAGCCATTTTGCATACATACCAAATCTATCCATACCCAACATCCATAAAAGTATGAATACAATCGTGATAATGGTTAGAACCGATTCTCCGGTCACGACAAAATGAACAACCCAATCCCACAAAGTCTCAACCTTACTCGTAGCTATCTCAGCAGCTTTGTCAGTAACGGCCTGACTTGTTTTGTTTACAGCATTGTTAACGGCTGCGTCTACCTTGCCCGTAAACCACGTATTTACCTTTTCAAATAGCCCTTTAAACATGTTATCACCTACTTATTACCGCGAAATGTTTTTATACTAAACGAGTCCCGAAGCTCAAAAAACAATAACGGCATCAACAGTATGGCAACATAGCCAAGTACGGCCCGTTTGAACCTATCTAACCCACCCGGCGAGCCCATCATCCATTCATATATTCCCCAAATACCTAAAGCTAAACCAAACCACAGGGCAGCCGATTGGAGCTTATCAATTAGCCGTGAAGCTCCATCTAAACCGGCTGACGCCTGAACAGTATACGGAAGAAGTGTATAATAAATAGCTAATAAAAAAGAGTTAAATTTTTTAAATTTCGTCACGTATATAATCACCCTTTCTTGGTTAATACTATACAATAACAAAAAAAATAAGGAAGGTGAAGTAGATGCCTCCATTAGCTGCTGGAATTAAAATCGTTATAGGCTTTGGGTTGGTAGTTTGGTCATTTATGAAATAACTTACCGACTCTTTATATAACTCTCTAACCCTGAAATCAATAATTCGGCTATACCGTACCCAGACAATATAACTCCAGTTAACCATGCAATATTCTGAACAGTTTGAACAAGTGAAAACTCAACAAACATTTAACCGACCTCCTTTGGTTTAATAGGTTCAGGAAATACCCAAACAGCTTTTTTGGGTATAGCGGGTTCAACTGGAGTAGCTGGTTCGGTTGGTAGCTGATTGTTGAATAGTGCCGGAAGATGACATATTTCATCCATCACCTTATATACGGTCTTAACAGTTTTAACTTTCGGCACTACAGGTATTAGAGTTTTATTAGGTTCTGGTTTAGTGCAAAAACTGGTGATTTCCTGTTCAATTAACTCCCTAACGTAACTACTTAATTCAGACCGTTCTTTTACCCAAACAACTTGACTAGGATACAATCGTATAGACACAACTGTCAGCTTTTCTTTCATGCCGGCCATAATGTTGACCTCCTTTTGTTTTGAAGTTACTTTTGAGTATATGTAGATTTTAGAGCCGGTATTACAGGTAATATTTAACGGTAATACAAAGAATAAAAAAGCCCACATTATTAGTGGGCTGTTACAAATTAAGCTTTTTTAGTTCTAATTTTAATTTCCTTAAATTGTTTGTTAATTTCTTTTAGCTCATTTTTAATACTCAATGGTAGTCGCTCAGTAGCTAACCACTCCATGTGAGCTTTAAATTGTTCGTCTGTCATACCACCTGTAGTGCCGTTATAGTATTTTTTACTGATTTTATCGTAGTCTTTTGCCTTACACAGTTTTAACCATATTTCGAGTGAACGAATTTTATTTCGATGTTTCTTTAATACTTTGATACCGTAGTCGTTAACCTTAGCAATTTTTAGTACACATTCACTACCCACTCGCATTGTTACCTCACCGTCTTGAACCACGTAAACATTCTTAATGTGTTGGTGCCCGCAATATTCACAGGTCATACCTACATCGTCACGAAATAAACTAATCTGCATTTACTTGACCTCCCTGTTTTTATATTCACTTACACTACATAGTATAATCCATTTCCTCAGGAAAGTCAACAAGTTTTAAACAATTTAACGCTTAAAACAGTAAAAAGACCTGCAGTTAACAGGTCTTTTACCAATGCAGACTTTATGCCCGACCCTTAGCGAGCCGAGGCTCACTAAGAGCATATGCGCGTAAATTTTAAATAATGTCTGTCCATTAACACTATTTTGTATTACGAGTCAGATTAATTTGTTCTTCGTAGTTGTTCAATAAAAGGATGACAGCAACATTTATAAGGACTATTATCATACCACCTACAGTTACCACAGTTTCTTATGGGTACTTTGTTATACGTGATATACTTATAATAGTCTAACTTCACCGCCCACCAGGGGCATGAACGGTCAGGCATTAAAATAACCTCCACTCGTTGAACGACTACCCTATAACGACAGTATTGATTTCAGGTTTCCAAATAACCGGCTCAGTAACACCTACAGCATTGGCTAACTCCGTAACCTGCACATATGCATGATCGTTAAATAAAAAACCTTTTAACTGTTTTCCAAAAACAATAACGTTAACATCGTTAAGAGTTACCTTTTCCTTAGTTGACGGTGATACAGGTAGTTTAATCCCCAAATAGTCGCAAATACCGTCAGCTATAGCCCGTGCCGCTCTATCCTGAAATTGAGTGTTATTTAACAAGGCTTCTTCCGTTGGGTTTGATATAAAAGCCAACTCAATTAGTACTGCCGGCATTTTGGTATTTTTAATGACGTAGAACCCGGCTTCTTTATCCGGATCTCCATCAGCGAAATCCTTCCTGAATGTTAATTCAGGAAACGCTAATTCCATTCGGTTAATAATAGCTGTGGCAAGTGGGTCTGCTTTTGTCTCACCTCTAGTGGTGTAAACCTCGGCACCGTGCGCCGAAGCATTTACGTTACTGTTACAATGGAATGATACGAATATATCAGAATTATTTCGGTTGGCAATGTCAACCCTGGCCTTCAAATCTTCGTTGGGATTATTGCCTAAATGAATATCGTCATTTCGGGTTAATTTAATAGTCATCACAGGTAATAGTAAATCCCTTACCTTTCGGGCCGTAATTAAATTAATGGCAGCCTCTTTAGTTTTACCCTTACCAATTGCTCCAGGGTCTCTTCCACCGTGACCGGGATCAAAAGTACCGTCATACATTTTTATCGTCCTCCTTACTACTGGTGACAATATTGTTGACGACTGTCTTGCCAGCAGTCAACCCTAAACCAATCCCAAAATACTGCATCAAATCCTTAACCTGTTCGGCCGGTTCACCGTTTACACAGCTATACAAATAGACCAGTAAACAGAGGGCCATGCAAATAGCAAGAAACCAATCCATCTTAGTGAACTCCGTTTTCATTGATTTTACTCCCTTCTACATTACATGAGTCTTAATTTCCACCACATCTTTCTCAATTTTATCGACAATATCAAATTTTTGTGCTAGTGTATCAATTGTCTTTTGATATTGTGACTCGCGCCTTGCGTTTTCTTTTAGGACATAAAAAAGTAGACAAACAAAAAGAAACGCGAAAAAACCTTGACTTGATGCCATTTTTAAAGCTTCAGTTTCCACTCACCTCACCCCTCGGTAACCAGAATAAAATAATCCCTGTTCGTTCGGAAGTACATTATGCGTCCTCTGCTCCTACACTGGCTTTTAACCAGACTTGCTGTCTTGGGCCTACCTCGCACCTCGCCCTAACCAACGCCCCGTATTTGTCCTGCGGTAAACCAGTCTCCGGAAAAGCTGTCCATATTAAACCGCCATCTGTGCTGTACTCAAATAGCTCAGGGTTAATACTGCTGTCTACTACTGCTATTGGGATAGTTCCCTCCGCATCTGAAAAGCTCTCTATTTTGAAATGTAGCAACCAATTCCCGACCGGCACAGGTGCCTGTAGCACCACCATAGGCTTAGCGCACCTAATGGGCATCGGGCCTAGAATAATTGGTGGGTCTGAGACAAGTGGAGCTACTACCTCTGCAGCCCCGCGATCCGGTGTTGAAATACGTAAACCTCCGTAAATATCGGGCGAATAATTTTCAACCTCCACCCCACTATCCCTACCAGGACTACCCTCAACTAAGCGAAAGTCATTACTGGCCCTATCTATAAATTGTGGTGATTCGTATATATGTTCCTCTACTATACTTCCACTGGAAGGGTAAACATTTGGAGCCATGCAATTATAGATTCTAGCCAATCCAGGGTAAAACCCATAAGGAGTTATGCAGTTATAAAAATCACCATCGCCTGTAAAAAACCCATTCCAAGAGGTACAGTTAACCGCTAAAACATATGTTGTATCAGAGTTTAGATAGAAGCCACCATTTTTTGTAACTATATTAATTAAAGTCAGACTGCAATTTTCTCCATTATCATCCGAACTATACACGGAGTTGATAACGATAATGTTTTTGTAGGTAACAACCGAATCCTGCCCACCACCATGATTACAATAAATATAATTAGCTATAACGGAACCACTTGATAAGTCAAATAACTTTCCACTGGTGTCGCCTTCGACAATCAAATTATTGTAGTGAGGATAACCGGAAGGTTGTATATACTCACTATATGTTCCAGGGGCTATATAGATTTTTATCCCATTTGCACCGTTAGCTACTGCTATATTAATTGCGTGGGAAATGGTCTGAAAAGCGTTTTCCTGTTCCGGTCCCAGGCCGTTGTTAGCATCGTCCCCATCGGTCCTGACGTAATATGTCGCCGGTGATGAGCCAATAACATCCCATTCGTATGATGTAGGATTGGCCAGAGGTCTACCATATATGTCCTTTAGTGCAGAAGTTAGGCTGAGCGTTAAATGTGAGTTAGCTGTCCACTCACCGGTAGCACCAAGTAATGTAAGTTTTTTCTCTATATCGTCGTAAGTCCACTTAAACGAACTATTCAACTGGACAGAAGACAGATTTACAGTATTTGCGTCGATAGATTCGCTAAAGCTAAGTTCCAGCGATTGCTCAGTACCAATTGGTGTACCACTGCTCGGATTACAATTTAAGACTATAAAGCTGGGAGGACCCATAGCGTACAGTTTACCATTCGCAGAACCTACATATAAAAAACCATTAGATGCGATCACTGGAGCGTAAGACATCGCGGCATTAAGGGTTAAACTCCACTTACTGGTACCTTGGGGATAGATAGCTTCAACAGCAATTCCAGACTCACCTCTGATAGTATAAACGACGCCGTCAGAGTCAATAGATAGGTTTCTCCATGACCAAGATAAATAATACTCCCATTTCTGAGTACCGTCAGGGCTAATTGCGTGTAAGTATCTTGAACTAGCGATATATATAGTACCATCAGGGCCGATAGACGGACTTTGAAGTCCTACATATAAATTGAGTTCCCACTTTTTAGTACCATCTTGGTTGATTGCGTATAGGACAGTTCCGGCTCCAAAATGAATTGCACCATCCTGGCCTATCGCTGGAGAATTCGTTGTGTAATAAGGTACTGGAAATTCCCATTTAGCTGAACCGTCTGGATTTAATGCAGCAAGTTCGTGTTCATCACTGGTTATATACACCGTTCCGTCAGATCCTATTGCTGGTGTAAATACTTTGTCGTACCAATGGTAGATAATGCTTATCGCCTTTGGATCTGATACTATGTCTAAGCGCCAGACATTTCCAACTTCCAGACCGCTGTCATAGACAGGAATAAGGAGATACGTTTCGTCGGCTGTTATGGTCATTGGGATAGTGTCAAGCATCACATAACCTACGTTATCAAAAAACCATTTTACAGTGCCGCTAGGGTTTAATGCGTAGATCGTGCTTTGGTTTCTGGTATATATCGTTCCATCGGCACCTATTACCGCTGCGGGAGAATCGGTTCCTAGTTGAAACCGCCACTTCTGCACCCCACTAATAGGGTATACTGCATAAAGATAGCCATCACTGGAACCAAAATAAATTGTACCATCAGGGCCGATTACGGGAGGTTGATTTATAGCACCTCCAGTCGTAAATTCCCAAAGTTTTTGTACTGGCGGGTCAACTACTTTGTAGGTACTCAAACCCGTATTTTTTAGGTCGTGGTTATACTTCGGCCAACTCAAATTATCACCTCAAATCCCATTCCACTACGATTAGGCACTCCGGTAAGGTCATGCCCCCGGCTTTTCTAAGCGACACTCCGTACCCGAAATCTATCTCCCCTGCACCCGCATCTACGGGACCGAAGTCTGTTACTTCATAAGCTGTTGCGTCTGTGCCTGTAATAAATGTTTTAGTGCAGATAGTATCTCCTGTATTCTTGTTAACCAGTTCCAGCGTCATAGGACTGCCTGTATTACCTGTAATTGTCGATTTAGGTACAATATGTGCCGCGATAATTTGAGCATCAACCACAGCCCCGAAAACAGGCAATTCAATGTCTCCCGCCGATTCCTCAATAGGCAGGAATATCTTTTCACTGCCGGTTAGTTTTTCATTTGTTAAATTAAGGCGAATTTGAAAATCGTCAAAATACCCGCCGCCCGTTAAATCCTTGGTGACGGCTTTTATTTTAGTGCTGAGAAGTTCTTTGCTGTCGCTTACAGGGCATACGGCTTCGATCGCCAGCCATTCTATTTGCAGGTTATTTAGTTCGCCTGATACCCATATCACACCCTACACCCCCGCATCAAACCGACAAGGCACCGTAAACGAGTCCGTACTGTTATCGGCATACTCATGCTCTACAGCAACACAGGCATATATCTTAGGATCGCCCTCTGTAGGTTCAAACTCCGGAAGAAAAGTAAACGATGCTTTTACGTCCGGTGGTTGTATTCCCCCGGAGTTAACTGTTTGAGACATATCGGCATCAGCGGTCAAATTAAAGCATTTGGTTCCTTCCGTGCCGCCAGTAACAACTGCTACTCCAGAGGTTGTCCAACCCGTCGTGTTGCCTGTCTCTGCGCCACCGTTGGTTAGTTTATTTGCGCTATAGAGTTCGGCCAATACCTACACCTCTATTCATAGACAAAAGTTATATTCCCGGCTAATGTTCCATCAAATCCGGCGTACAGTCCCGTGGCGAATGTGGCATCTAATTCAAGATCCTTAGGGTTTCCGGTAGTTTCTAGGCCTAATGTGGCTATGACGGTTCCCGTTTCTGTTAGGCTGTCGTATAAAGCTAAGTCACCGGCAACTGTCACCTTGCCAACGATCACCTTGCGAAGTTTACCTGCACTACTTTTTACCTGTACGTCTGTGGTGACATTTAAAAAGCTGTAGGCTGGTTTGCTGGCAATATCAACATCACCAATATTATTTGTCCCTGCGGGCAGCGCCGCTATAACCTGTACCCCGTTTGTTGTCCCTGGCGTTGTTTGATCAATACCCATCTTACCAACCACATTCGTCCCTGCTGGCAAGGCTTCTTGTATTGCAGTTTTTAAGTTACCTCCTGCAGTTAGTGCCGCCGGTATGAGCGAGATTAATTTTTTCAGTCTACCAATGACAGTGTTGGCTGTATCCTCATCAGTTGTAGCTCCAAGAGTGACTATTTTCCCATCATCTGACCGGGCACTCATATGACCATCTGCGCCTTTTACTGCCTCAAAAGCAGTGCCGGCCGCATTTTGATATTGTGGTATTGGTTTACCACCTTCATCCGTAAGTAAAACCGCCATATTAATTCACCTCTCAATAACTTACATATTCGTACAAACCAGGAGAAACGCATACCCAAGTATAGCGGGTATTTGCCGTTACTTTCCTACCCTCTACCGTAGAATCTAAAGCACCATCATAGTTAATATTTATCCTGGTTGGTACAAAATCGACGGTGCCTATTTTGTCGGTATCATCTTGGATTTGGACAACGTCCCCGACTTCGACTGCCGGGTTTCCCCGGATGCTTAAGCTTATATTAGCCAGTGGGTCTTTAACGTACTGCAATAGCTCCGTGGCATAGGTCTTTGCAACGTCCAACGACTGAATTAAATAGTTTTCTACTGAAAAAACTTTCTCCCCGAAACTAGCTACTGCCGCATCTTCCTGCAATTCATAGCTTGATGATATACTGTCAATTGCCTTGCCGGTTACTTCAAGGGTTACCGTTTCCTCTGCGCTTGTGTTGGTTATAGTGACGGTTATTCCCCACGCTCCGTACTCGACACTGTCAACTGCAGAGTTAACTGCACCGGACAGTATAACTTGATCAACCGTTGCCACCGGGCCTGTAGTAAAAGCAATGTTTGTTAGCGTTAAGCCACCGTTGGGTATTTTAAGGTTCTCTACTTTGAGCAGTGACGCTGTAGGTTTGATATACGGTTGATAGTAGTTAATCTTTACCTTACTGTAGGTATCCAAGTATTTTTGTGGATTTTCAGCCGTAAATATTTGATTTGCGTCTGTCCAAGTTTCCACCGCTGCGCCGGTTATAAAATTTGACCGGACCACAATATATCCATACCGGTCTGCTGTGACATTGCAGTTCCCGGCCACAGCCAGCGCTTGTAGTGCGTTTCGGACAGTTCCTTTCGGTAGCCAGCCGATGGGGATAGTCTGATTTAGACTTGCATCAACTGAGTAGTTGGTTATGCCCAATGCGGTAAATAGCAGCACAAACAATTCGCCAATGATTGTATCCTGTTTGACTGGCAACATGGGAACGCCTTTGTCGCCTATTTCATACAGTTTGTCAAAACATGTTACGGTTGCCTCTACGCTTGAACTGGGACTGCTCCAGTCACCTGTACGGAATACGCCAAGAGGTATGTACTCATACGTCGCGCCTGTTAATTCCAGGCCCAGGTAAGGTTTAACCAGCACATTAGGTTTGAGCTTGCCATAATACGGTGATAGTGTATTAGTAGGAGTAAAAGCCCTAGTTGAATTATTAAAACTAATTGTAACCTCATTAGCACTGACTGAACCAAGAGGATTATCAGATTCAGCCGTTGCCTCCTCAAGAAAAGTACAATCAATAATATCGTCACCGTTAAAAACGACAGGTGGTTGATTGATGCCATCGAAATAAACTTCTATTTTTGGAACCCATCTTCGAGAGCTCGCATTAACCGCTGTTTTGTAATCGTTACTAACCGTTAGCATCAAACTTCCTCCAATACAAAGGAAACTCCTTCATACAGCCAGTCACCTACACTCTTGCGCAACGTATTACTTGTTTCGTTAGACATCCTAACTGAATATTTATCATAAGTTCCATTTCTACGTTCAACCTCAATTTCCCAAGTTGTTGAACCTAAGAACACTAACCATATTTCAATGTCTGGCCCTGTGATACTGTTATAGTTGAACGTGAAGGTTTTTTTAGTAGCTATAATGTCAACTACTTTTTTACCACTGGCAACTGTAGCTTCACGTCTTAGGTCATTTGTCAGTTCGGAGAATTGACGGTTGTTTGGTGGTAATAATGTTTTGGCTGCTTGAGCTGAACCTACCGTACCGAGATAAATTTTAGCCACTGTAACCACCTGTCCTTCCCTTTTCATTTGACCTAATCGGCTTCATTGCACGTTCGAGACGGGTTAATTCCCTGTTATCCGAAACAAGTAAATCAATAACTCCTATAAGCTGACCACGATCATTAACACCTTTAACGGTAATCGTGCCGGTATGATTAACAGTTTGCGACGACTGTTTAAGCATATCAATAGTATCCCGATTTGAAACAACACCTGCACCCGCACCGAAATAAGCTAATTCAGGCCCTTTTTCCCCAACAATAGCAAGACCGGAATTAATTATTTCACCTCCGGCAGCTAACATCGGTATTCTTGAAATGTTGATTCCCCATCTGTTACCGCCAACACCGGGAACCCAGTCAGGGACTGTAACCTGCAGTTTGTTTAGACCACCGATTAACGAATTTACCCCGCCAATCATCATGTTTAAAAATCCTTTAACCGGACTCCAAATATTGCTCCATAAACCAACGAAAAATACTTTAAAACCTTCCCAACCGGATTTTATATAACCAATAGCTGTTTCGCTGTTGGTTTTTATACCATTCCACATGTCAGAAAAAAATTGTTCAATCGTTTGCCAATTTGTATAAATTAAATAAGCCCCTGCAGCCAACGCTGCTACCAACGCAATCACCGCGGTCACAGGTGACGTTAAAACTGCCATAGTGACGCCAAATGCCTTACTCGCTAAGTCCATAGCTACCATAGCAGCAACACTTGCCCAATAGGCGACTGTAGAGGCTCCTGTAACAATTGCATCAGCAATCTTCCATTCTTTCAGTTTACTAAAAATAGGCCCAAGTCCTAACATAGCAAGTCCTAATGACCCGGCACTATCAATAACCGGGCTTATAATATCACCCAACGTACCGATAGCAGAAGCTTCAATAGACTTTTTCAGACCCTGAAGGGTATTACTGAATCCAGAATACTCCTCATTCAGTGAATTGGTTGCACCCGCGGTTTCAATAGTTGTATCCTTAGCACTTACAAAAGCATCAATCATGGGCAGCAGTTTGTCGGCAGTCAAATCTTCGGCCTGTGTACCCATTAAGGCAACCGCCATATTATACCGTTGGGCCGGATCTTGTACCTGGTTTAAGGCTTCAAGAACCTTATAAAAAGCGTCTCTCCCAGCTTCGCCACCCTTGTCAAAATCGGATATCAGTCTCTCTGCTTCTTCCGGAGAAAATAATTCCCGTATCGCTTGACGAGCTGGATTTGTGTCGGTAACTACTTCCAGGCTAGTTTGAAGTTTTACTATGTTCGCTTCCTCAGCCTCGTATCGCTGGCTCGCATAGGTAGTTATGGAGTCATATGTTTCTTTAGCTTTTGCTTGTTGATCTTCATACGTTTGCTTAATACTAGCTAAATTTTCTTTAGCCTTAATTTCTTGTTCTTTATAGGATTTTTCAATTATTCTAAGTTTGTTATTTGTTTCAACTTCAAGATTTTTTGTATCTAACTGGTAAGTTTTTTCGGACTTAGTCAGGTTTTCTTCAGCTTGTTTTTTCTTCAGCTCGTATGAATCCCTGACCTTTTGCATTTGTTCACGTATACTTTCCTTACTTGCATTTACTTCTTGCTTTCGTACCCAGTCAGCGAGTCTAGCTTTTGCCGCAGATCTAGCCTCAGCGTCCTTAGCCTGATTAATAGCCTGCTGCAAACTTTTCTGCTCAGCATCCCTTTGTCGTTGTTCTTCCTGCTTGTCAATTTCGTCAAGTTGACCTTGTAGGGCTGCAAGGTCTCCGTCTCTAGCCAGTTCGGCGGCCTCAACTATTTTGGTATAATTGTCCTTCGCTTTTTGGAGTATTTCGTCATAATATTCTTTCTGTTTATCCTTATAATCCTTAGCCGCTTGTACCTTTTCGTCGTGCTCATTTTTAGTAAGTTCAATACTCTTGTCTATTAAATCCTTAGCTGACTCATAAGCTTCCGTAGAAGCTTCTTTTGTTTTCTCATAAGAGTCTTTAGCCGATTCATTGGTACTATCAAAAGAAGCTTTAGCGGCATCAGCCATACCTTTCAATGCTTCTTCATCTTCTTTACTTACTTTTTTTACAAGTTCCCCTTCAGTCTTAACCCTAATCCCAAACTCTTTTACGGCATCGGCTAGTATATCCGTATTCATCGCACCGTTTTCCATGCCAATATTAAGCCATTTCAAAGCGTCCTGTGAGTTTAATCCAAGGGCTTTAAAGTGAGCTGGGTATTCGGTTAAAGTATCTAAAAGATCACCGGCACTACCGGCCACTCCCTGCAAACCTTTAGAAATAAGGTCAGTTGCTTGACTGGAATCCATTTCCCAAGCCTTAGTCATTGACCTTATTGCTCCAAGATTAGTTTGAGTGTCTGCACCAAGTTCACCGAAAACAGTATTCAGCATTAAAACATTTTGGGTCTGTTGTTTAAGACTTTCACCCACTAAACCAAGCGACTGGTGGGTTCTAACAGTTGCCTCGCTTGCTTCGCGCATACTCTCGCTAAAGTTACCTCCGTATACTTCACGAGATATTTTTGTGAACTCCTCTGCTTCTTCCTTCGCTAACCCAAGCATTGCTCGCAAATGACCGGCACTGGCAGCCGCATCATCCATAACACCAGCGATCTGTATCCCTGCAAAGGCACCTGCCAATCCTACAGCAGCTCTTTTCGCTCTGTCTAAAAGATTTTCAGTATCTCGGAGTTCGTCTTGAGCATCATCCTGAGAACGACGGGCATCCTGCGAAACATCCCGCCAGGACGCACCGAAAATAACAAGTCCTCGGCGATTACGGTCAACGTCGTCATTCACCTGTGCCAGAGCTGCTGATATTTCCCGAGCAGCTCGCTCACCGGCGGCACCTCCGGCCCTTAACTCGCGAACTAAATTATCAGCAGTCACATTATCGAATATGCCCGACAGGGCCTGTCGCATCTGTTCCGACTCGGTTTCAGCTCTTCTGGATAAATCTGACAACGAATTGCGCATACTGTCGGCTGCCTGACCTGCTTGTTGCTGTACATCTCTCCAAGATTCACCAAATATAGCCATACCGGCAGCAGTGCGGTCAGTCTCACTTTGAATAGAATTGAGTGACTGAATAATTTCTTGTGCGGCCGCGTCACCAGCCTGACCACCTTGTCTGAGTTGAGAGATAAGTTGATCGGCGCTTACATCGTTAAACATTCGACTGAGTGATTGCCTAACCCCGTTAGCATCAGTATTAAGTTGGTTAGTAGCACCTCGCACAGCGTTTCTAACTGCTGCCATAGTATTTGTACTTTCCTGACGTAAACCTAAAAAAGCACCAACAGCGTTTCTTGAATCACCCACGATCCTAATAAGTAAATCAGCTGCACTAGCCACGATGCACCACCACCTTTTCAACCGCAAATCCCGGCATATTTTCCATATCCTCTATGTTCATTCGTGTTACCTTGCCCTTACTATCAAGAGCATTAAGTGCCAGATCTTCCGTAGTATCACCGGAGGTTCCCTGTACCCTGTTTAGTCTACTCTCAACAAGCAAAGTCATTTGTTCGTCGGTAAGCTCAGTTTCTATCTTTTCCACCGTATACGATGGGAAGGCTGTCATAAAACCTTCGTATACATTTGCAAGAGTTACTTGCTCCCCCTCTACCGAGGGTTCGTAGGGTTTCCCAGGCCGTTCATATGTAAGGCTAAAACCATTGCCTCAGCTAATTCCTCATTCGTAGCGTTATCGTCAATCCAGTCCTCTTTGCCTACCAGTTCTGGAATAGCCAATGCAATGGTTTCTAGTTGTAAGGGTTCAGCACTGTCTAGCTTATCGAACGCGGCAGCGATAGCTTCGGCAGGTGATTCTACCTGTACATCTTGCAGACCAATAAAATTCCCTGTCATTTCAGCCCATTTTCTACGAAAAGCCCGAGCCTGCTTGCGTACCAACGGCTTAATTTCGAATACCTGACCACCGATACTGACTGGTACACCCTCACGGGTCATTTTTTGATCGGATGTGCGGGTTTTTATGGATTCAATTTTACCTTCAACGGTATTGTTCGTTTCACAAATCATTATGTTACCTCCCTAAAAAATTAATTTACCTAAAATACCTGTTGTACTCTTGACGGCGACGTTCGCCAGATAAGTGCGCATATATCATTGTAGTAGTTGGTCTAGCGTGACCCAAGTTAGACTGTATTACTTCAATAGGAGCTCCATTGTTAACCATAACAGTGGCTGTAGTGTGTCGCCACCGATGAGGATAAACATTAGTCTCAACTTCAGAATGTTGGGCAACAGCTTTTATGACTTCTCTAATCCTAGCTATAGACATTCTGCGAATAGGTTTTCGCACGGTAACAAACAAAGCTTCGCAATCATCGGTTCGACTTTGTAAATACTTCTGTAACCATACTCGGCACTTGACAGTAAAGTACACTTCCCGTTGTTTGTCACCTTTACCAATAACCATAGCCGACCGGGAGTCCCAATCAATATCCTTTCGGTTGAGACCTGCTACTTCACCAATCCTACATCCTGTGGCATAGAAAAATTCAGTGAGAGACTTTTCAAGTAAAGTATTACAGCTATCCCTTAACAATTCAACTTCTTCTTCGTTTAAAAACTTTGGAACCCTAGTACCTTGTTTGGGTTCCCTAAGTTTGGCCGAAATATTTCGTTCCATGAATCCTTCTTCGTGCAGATATCTGAAAAACGATCTAATGAACCTTATTCGGTGACCAACTGAAGCCGGCTTAAGATGCTCTTGTTTAATCAAATATTCCTTCAGTTGTAAGTAGGTAACAGTTGAAATTTCAACATCCCCTATATCCCGAATAAGTAGTTTTATTTGTAACCCGTAAGCTGTTAATGTATGTGGCGAATAACCAAGTAACCGTTTGTCAGCATCGTATAATTTGTAAGATTCGGTTAATAACAAAATAATCACCTCCAGCTAATGTATAAATAATAGCTGGAGGTATTTTAAGTTCACCTAATGTCAACTAACCAACTAACAGCAGCACCTTCGTTAGTTGGTTAAATTACGATACCTTTCTCGAAATTATAACTCCATCACGAATTTCAATTACTTCATATATTTCTATTTGCATTTGTTCATTTTCAACCTCAAAACGGTCTCCTATATTCATGCTATTATTGCCTCCTCAATTACAACTAATCTGATGTTCCGGGAAAATGTTTGTGTTGCACCAGTGTCGTTTTTATATTGTATTTTTAACGGTTCAGCTACGGTAAATTCTATTTTTTGTATATTTGAATTAATAATAGCGTCATTGTTTGGTGTTTTAGTATCTACCGTCGAGGATGGCGCATTACCTGATATAAGTAGCTCTTTATTATACGCTGTTTTAATATTAAACGCTCTCTGGTTTACTGATGATCCGAAATGACAGTTAAATTCATGTGTACCGGTAGTGCCACCCGTAGGGATTGGGCTATATATAAACATATTAATTACTTTCGCTTTATACCCAGCCGTTGGAGTTATACTAATTATTTCACTTTGTGACGTTCCCAAGGTGACTGTTGAGTCTGCCATTATAACTCTTACCAGAGCTTTACTACCAGTTAGCTTGGTAAGTAAACTACCAGTAGCGTCAGTTTCTAATGTCACAACATCGCCGTTATCCCTCGTTGCTGGGGTTGTGCTATATCTACCTGCCAAAAGAATAGGATTACCACTCACAGCGGCATTATCGGCGGCTTTACCGACTGTTATCACATCGGCAGTTAGAGGTCTAGCAACACCCACGGCAAGAGATTTGACAGTTAGACTCGTACTTGCCCCTGCTGTAGAAATTACCGCCCTCACGGATTTATAGCCGGATACGTTGGCAGAATAAATTCCTGTGGCAGTTGCCGTGGTCGCTGCCGCACCTGTATCAGTTTTCGTGGCACTAAAAGCCGTATAATTTGTACCGTCCACAGAACCTTCCCAAGTTATTGTTGCACCATCAGGGGTTCCGGTAATTTGGAAAGCGATTGGCCCATACCCGCTTACAGTTGCGGCAGTACCATTGCCGTTTGTCGTTGCAGCGTTTTGGTGTGTAGTTTCCAGCGTTGTCGCCGGGATACCGCCTTGTGCTAATGTGGCTTGCACGGATGCTAACGTTGCCTCCGTAGCAGGTGCCTCTATAATCTTATTTAGAATAGCGACCAATGTTGTCTGCGTAGCAAAATCTTTAGCGTTTAGAATATCCTGTTTTGCTTCTGTAGCTGGGGCGGCTATAATTTTCGCTAAGACTGCCGCTAATGTAGCCTGTGTTGCAAAGTCTTTCGCATTTAAAGTATCCTGTTTAGCCTCAGTCGCCGGTGCTGCAATGATCTTTGCTAATACTGCTGCAAGGGTCGTTTGTGTGGCGAAATCCTTAGCGTTTAATATAGTTAGTGCAGTTTCTACTCCGTCAACATGGCTGATGAGTGTATCTTGCTTTGCTTCTGTAGAAGGAGCAGTTAAAAGCTTTGCTGAAATTTCTGCTAATGTTGTTTGTGTGGCAAAGTCTTTGCCAGTAAGGGCAGTCATCAGCAACCCAATTGCCGCAAGCGTCGTTTCGGTTGCGAAATCTTTAGCAATCAATATGTCCTGTTTCGCCGATGTTGAGGGATCTGAGATAAGCTTACCTAAAATAGCAGCTAACGTGGTTTGACTTGCGAAATCCTTCGCGTTAACCGAAGTTAATAGAGTGGCTAAATCGGCAAGAGTTTTCGTCGCTGCACCTGCTCCGGCAATAGCATCCCGCAAGTCAGACAAAGAAATATCAAGATTATCGGCACTTATCTTACCTAACTCCCTGGCAGCTCGGTCGGTAACGTCAACGATACCAGGCTGCTCAGTAGTTAGTAACGGGCCTCCATTCGTGTCCCATAAAAGTACTCTAGGAGCTCCGTGAGCTCCTTTAATAGCTGCGTATTGCTCCGTATCATGATCCCAATATTGACCCGGGACAATTTCAGGTAACTGTCCCGGCTTTGGTTGCGTCTCTCTTAATAATGTATCGCTCATATCATTACCTCAACTTTACAGCAGTTAAAGTTACACTGGTGACAGCTGAAAAATCAACATTAACAGTACCGTCTGCCTGATTAAATAGTAACGGCGGTATAGGCCCTATCATCTTTTCGCTCGCAGCCGATACGGTAATTACTTTGTCACCAGTCCGTCCCCACGGGTCAGGTATACTGACAAGCGTTACCGTTATGTCGGAAGCATCACCATTTTTAACATGAAGAAAAGTTTCCCCGTTATTGGCTACACTATGCCCAAGGGCATTAGCAGCGGTATATAAAGGGAGCAATCCTGTGATGGCACAGGATTGTACAGCCAATGCAGTTCTTGCCATTTATTTAGCCCTCCTTAGCTTGTTGCTTCGGCAGTTTCATAGGTTATCTTGCCCAGGCGCTTACCTGCAATCTTAGTCATGTCATTCAATGCTTTGAAGGTCATTGCTATCATGGTTTGACCTTTTTTAGTAAATTTCTTTTCCAACGAAGGAACAGCGACAACATAATACAGCTCTACAACGATGTTAAGGGCCGGGTTATGTTTGCGCGGCACAGTGTACTTTAATGTACGCTTTGTCACTGTACTGCTACTACCGAACTCCAAAACATCCTTACCTTTTGTACCTACCCCGGCAGCAGTAGTCGCGATAGTGCCGTGACCCATAGCCATTTTTACCTTTGCGGCTTCAATTTCTTTACAGGTAACGGCAAAGGTACATTCTTCACCAGTGATAAACATTTCAACAGGCCCAATAGCCTCATCTATTTCAATAGCTTCCAAGGCTGCTGAAAAAGCTAAAGTACCACCTTCTTCTGTAGCCTCAACCGTCAGTGCCGTAGATAATCCCTCATCTAAGGACAAAACACCGGCCCCAACATGAATTAAACTTGTATTTACTGCCATCAATATCCCTCCTCGATAGTATCTACACTAAACTGCAACCGACAGGCCCGAAGGAATCCTGACTCTACGGGCAATACAGAACTTATGAACCCATCAGTTACCTTTGGGTCATGCCCGTATCCATGCCAATTCAGCTCTTTTTCAAGTATTTTTTGACCTGCTGATGCAAGCCTTTTGATTTGTATTTCAAGTGCATCTTGATCGTGGTTGACCTGGTAAAACTCTATATTCAAATAATGTCGCCAGGTGTATTCCTCAATTTTAGAAAATCTTAAATAGCTAATCTTGCAGGCCGGATAATTGACTAGCATGTTTTCGTCTATTTCACGGCTGAAGTATTCTACAGGAACAGGAGTGATTACTCCTTTACCGTTCTTTTCGTTTATCTCTGCCAGCTTTGCTTCGATATTATTAGCGATGATTGACTTACAAACATCAGTTATCTGTTCAGCGTTTGGCACTGCTTATCACCTCGGCGGCCTCATTTCGTTCTGTCTCTGCCACGGTATTACATCGTCCCAAAGCCATTCATGCATAATATTCACCCAATCGTTTTTCTGTTGGGCTGTTAATTCAACCGGAGGACGTTCCGGCATTTTACTGGTTCCCTTTTGATGAAGAAACCCAAGGTTCCATCTGCCATTGGGAGTACGTATCTTTGTACCAATAGAAACTCCTGCATCGGTAGGTTCATATATATGATCAGGGTCGCTTGATTGCGTTAAACTCGCTCGTAACGAACCTGTTAAAACTAAAATAGGCTGCCCAGGATAGCGACTTTCTTTCCATAGTTTGTACTTAGGACTCAATGAAGCCCATTTAGCCTTACCACCGAAAGCTCCCTCCATGGCGAAAGTACCGTGCTCACCTCGAAGAAAGTTTTCGTGTATCCTGTCCCAAGCGGGCCTCATGTTAGACAAATCACCACTCACTCGATCAAGCATTCGGGAGAGTTGAACATCGCCTGCCACTTCAAATCTAAGATTTAGCATAACCTATCACCACTGATCAGTAGACATTTTCCATATAGGAGTTGATTCGGATAAAGCCGACCATGGAGTAACATGTGAACTTGATTTAACAGCTTTACCGAACAGCATTTCAGCAGAAATTATTTGTTTTAACACTGTCTCAGACAGTCGCTCCCACTCTTTAGCTTTATTACTTTCACCTTGTTGAGCCGCATATAGTATGCGCCAACATTTTGAAGCCGTTAATTGAGCTGCTACAGGCCGTAGAATCGTCATAGCCTCAGCATCTGTTACCGGCACTGCATAAATACGTGCCAACCTGTTATCAACATACAAATCAGTATCTACAATATACTGCTGAAGCTGGGTTAAAGTTATTTTAGAAACGTCAGTAAACGTGAAATTTAATTGTTTAAGTAAAGCTTCAACGTCACTCTGAGAATGATAAGCCAAAATGAATCACCTCAATACAGTTTAATCCTCGTCAGCAACCTTTTGAGGTATTTCGGTAACGATTAACATGGGCTCGTCCATAATGGCAGTGAACTGGGCATCGGTTAACAAAGACGCATCTACATTAATACCTTTATGGGTAAAATGAATACCGGCTCTCCAAAAACCGTTAGGAGAAATGGCACGAATAAAATATAACACTTATGTACCCTCCCTTTCGTAGACTTAAAATTTAGTTAAAAGGGAACCTCATTATAGTTAGGTTCCCTTTGTACAGTTTAAATATAAAAATGCTTATGCTGCATGTGATCCTACAGCCAGTTGATACATACCGAAGCCCACATTGTATCTGGAATCTACTCCATAAAGGAACTGCTTCTTCATAAATGCAGTGTAGTCGTCCGGCCTATCCAAAGAAATGAATTCGGGACGTTTGCGCATCTGTAAAATAACAGATTTCAATGGTCTCTTGGTACAAAGAATATACCAATCAGACGGGTCAGTCAACCACGGATTAACTACAAGGTTCGGAAGGATACCCTTCATAATGTTGGTAGCACCGGCGTCGTTAACATCGGCGAACAAAAGTTTACGGGCAGCCATTTCAAGTTCAGGAGGAACGCACAAAGTATCAAAAACAATGTTCAACGGTCTGCCGGTATAACCCTTAAGGCGACGGCCTGTACTCAGTGCAGTTTGTAACCCAGTAGCATCAAGGGCCAAAGTTAATTTATTACTTTGGGTAGTACCGTCGGCTAGTGGATGATCGTCGTCGAAGAAGTATTGACCGTCAAAACAAATAGTAGTGAACCCGTTAGCTAACAGGTTAAATACTAACTCGTCCGGGTGAGTTTTAGCTGCCATTGCCAAGTCCTGAATACGTGGCTTGATTTGACCCAGTTTGTCGTCTTCCATAGTGTTACGGTCAACGGCAATAGTGGATTCCCAGTCTTTGTTCTTAATAGTGAAGCTAAACTGCTTGAGTCCTTCTAACGTTCTCTCGTCAACCCATTCCTTCATACCAGGTACTTCAGCGACCCAGTTATAAACTTCGGACTCTGTATCCGAAGGAGCTTCCATAGCAATTTTAGGCCATTCGGGAACAGTTGCTTCAAAGGTCTCATTGTAAATAGCTGAAAGACCTTGATAAGCAGCAACTAAATAATCACTTGTTACTACAGCCATTTGTATCACTCCCCTAATAAATTATGAAAATAAAAGCTTATTTCTTTAAATACTAATTAGCTAGTTTTCAGTTTACTTGTTACCTCTAACCAAGCAGCATAGATATATAGTTCATCAGTCGCCATCTGCCCGGCAGTAGGGGTTAAAATCAATGTCAAGCTTGACGGTGCAGCAGGTACGTCTCCGTGCGCGATAGTGCAGGTATACTCAGCTAAAGTTGCAGCAGTTACTTCCGGGTCTGTACCAGCACAATCAGTATCACCAGCGCCAAAATAAGCCTCATGCACAATTACAGGAGTATCAGCTGCTCCGGCCATCCTAGCTAATAGGTGAACTACACAAGCAGCAGCATCGTCGATGCCAGGATCTACAAAAGGCACCGTGACGGCAATTGGGGTTTGAGTAGCGTTACCGTCCCAGGTTAGTACAACCTCTTTATTGGCTAACTGCTGAAATCCGGGAGTTGCTCCGCCTGCAGAATACTTTGTTATAGCAGTCCCGTCCTCCAAGGTGAATGAATTCAACGGAATAGGAATAACCTTTTGAGCTGAAATAAGTTCTTGGTAAATCTCCTGCAAAGCACCTTCAACTTCAGTTTCTGCGGTAAATGTACCAACATCAACTAACGAAATTGCACTAGCATCGTGAGCATCAGCAGTATCGGCGATGTGTACAGCCACATCAGTCTGCAACAATGCCGGATAAATATCTACCCATACTGTAGTAGACGATTCATAAGCAGCAATAACCCCGCAGTAAATGTCATTATCTGTAGTAGCCGCTACACCAACAGTATCATCGTCAACCAAGAATACAGCGTCACCAATGTTGGCGATGGTAGCTGCAGCAATACTAAACAGGAATAAACCTCTCCGTTCAACTCGGCATTTCAATGCACCATCACCTGTCAATGACTCATAAGCTATTCCAGCGAAAATCAGCCCGGCAGTATCTGCACCGGGAATAAGATACCCGTCCGCACCTACACATACCGCAGCTCCTTTATAAATTGCACTGTTAGCCTTCACAGTCAAAGCTAACATGTTACCGTCTTTACTTTTACGATCTTTACCAGTAGCTAAAGCCATTAGGTATAACCTCCTTGATGCTAAATTAAATTTATATTACGGTAAGAGAAGAAACAAAGCTTACTCCCCTTGAGGTTTCATATAAGCCGGTACATTTTTCAACATGGCATCCTCACTCAGGCCCAGTTGTTTTGCAACATTATCCTGACTTTCGGATAACTTTGTAGTACTACCTGCAGCACTGCCGGCAGCTCCGGAAGTACCTGTTTCGCCTGCAATAACCTTGGGTAAACTAGCAATGATGGGCTCAATAGAATCCGGATTAGCTACAAATAACGGCTTAAACTTTTCAGCTAATGTCACAGTCATACGACCGTCACGAAAAGCGTCTTGAGATACTTTTTCCCAACGAGCTTCTTTCGCAGCTTCAGCCAGCCTGATATTTTCTTTGTTCAACAGTTCGGTTTGACCTTGTAGGGCAGTCATTTTTTCGTTAAGATGTCTAACAGTTTCAGAAAGTTGAACTGTTTCTTGCTTTTCGGTATTCACAGCCTTAATGGCATTCAATACTTGCTCATCAGTAGCACCTTCGCTTAAACCGAGAACGGTTAAATGTTCGGTACTTAACTTTAAGCCTGTCGGTGGGACTGCAGTTTTCGCTTTAATAGCTTCGAGAATTTGTTCATCAGTAGCACCTTCGCTTAATCCAAGGGCCTGATAATGCTCTTTAGATAATTTCACGTCTACATCTCCTCCTTTGGTTTGTTTACCTGAACCCTTGTCAGGCGGGTTACTACCGGGAACACTTGTTTGTTTACCGCTCGTCCTATTAAATACGAACCCAAGGTTATTAATCATGTCTTCACTTAATATAATAGGATCCATACGTTTTATAAACGGGCGGTTAGTCAAAGCACCACCGAATAGCACGTTACTATAAGTATTAGCTGTTTCCGGGTCAGTCCATTCAAAGTCAAACTCAGGACTGAAATAACGGTAAACTCCATCGCGAATAAGTTGCTCACCTTGCCAAGTCCATTGAATCTCTGCCATAAGGCTGAAAGAACCTTCACCGTCGTCACTGGGTACTTTCCAAAGTTTCTTGAACCACCCTAATGCTCCAGCTTCCGGTTCGTGCTCCTTATCTACAGCCAAGTCTATTCCTCTAACGTTATTGTAGAAGTTAGCTATAAAACCGTCCATGCTTTCGGACGTGATTGTCAATATACCGTACAATGGATGATCCCATTGACCTGTTCGCATAATTTCAATCATAGAAGAAGCTGAATACTGCAACCCTGAAGGGGCCGGTGTGAGCATAGCCTCCTGTAGAGCAATCATTCCGTGAATTTTACCTACACGGTCACTTGCCTTAACCCAACCTTCGGCCTGCTTAGTATAACCCGCCTCGTTAATAGCTTCCCAAGCGATAATAGTGCAACTATCGGCATCGTGAGCTTCGTCTTCAGTAGCTGAATTATAAGCCTTCATCCATATCTTTTGCGCTTTGGGAGGTAGTGCATCCTTAACTGTACTCGGTAAGTCGTTGGCTGTACTATACGGCACGGCAACCTGCTCATCTTCACCTGCAGTAATACCTTCGGCTTCAAGTTCACCTTCAGTCTTCCCAGCTTTAGGCGATGTTTTACCTCCGGCATACCCTCTAGCTTTTCTAGCAGCGACTACAGGGTCAACTCCTAATTTAAGAAGATATTGTAACTTCCCTTTATATCGTTTGTTTGAATTTTTACCGTCAACATCTGCACCCAAAAAGTTCACCTCCTCTTTAAAATAACAGTTTTCCGGATTTAATTTCAATGACTCGTTGGTTAGACGATCCCCGAAAAGCACAGTTCAAGCTTTTCTTCTCTGCAATAAACGGCCCATCAACCAATACGTCAATCATCTGCATCACAGGTAGATCCTTTACCTCGTCGTAAATATACCCGGTATAAACCCATATGTCAAGTCCTGTTTGTCGAAAACGTAAAAATTTTATTACATTATTTAATGCCTCGGCCTGCATTAACGGATCACCGCCACTGAAAGTTACTCCAGTATGCAGAGGAGTTAATTTACTCAGCAGTAGTTCGGCGAATTCTTCTTCGGTAGTTAGTATACCACCTTCGGTTGAACAGAGGGTAAGGTTATGACAACCCTCACAAACTCTAGGACAACCTTAAAGAAAAGCGACGACCCTAATACCTGGGCCGTCGACGATTGAATCACTAATAATGTCAGCATACTTAATCATTTTGTTATAACCTTCTTTTTATTTAGGTACAAAGCTTCCATGACGTTGAACTATGTCGTCTGAAGGTGGTTTGAAATTCGGGTCGGGTGGGTTAGCTTCGTCAGGCATTATATAAGCAAATATGCACCGGCACCGATTATGCACCGGAGGAGTAAACTTCTTAAACTCTTTTGAAGTTACGTCAAATATCTGCCCGTCCAATTCACGGCATAGTGCACAAGTACGGTCGTCCAAAATGGCTGAGTACTGTGCAACCTTTACGCCACTATCACCTGCAACAAAATGACGACCTGAGTTTATGGCCCATGCAGTTTGAACCGTTGCATGACCGTCTAACTCTTTCTTCATTACATCTTTCAACCCTTGTTCAGCCTGCTTAACAGCATCCTTCGGCTTAGTTCCAGACTCAACACTATTTAAAGTATCAAAAATCACTTTGCTACGAAGGAGTACAATAGTCTTCTCTGCTACTGTGGCCGACCTGACTGCGATTAGTTGTTTGTTGACGTCAGGCACAGTATCAGGTGCTTCAGTATCTAGTTCATCAGCTGTCTGACCGACACCGAAGTTGAATAACCCTGTAAGGTAACTTTCAACATAGGTGAGTAACGGCCCATTGTTAATAGTTAAGTTACTTATTTCTTCCCACTTACCTTCTTGAATAAGTATGGCTAATTGTTTTAAAAACGGAGCAAACTGTTCGCCTAATATACTTGTTCCCTGTTTAACAAACTCGGCCTCCGAGGTATCAAACTCGTCTTTAATATCGGCGAACTTTATTCGCTTTTCGTATACAGTCAAATCCCTGCGCCATTTTATACCGGCATTATCCGAAAGTTGCTTACCTCCGCAACCACATTCAGTAGCCTTTATTGATTCATCCTCGTCAACAGGTACGACTTTATGATCAAGTTTCGGTGGTCCGTCTTCTGGAGTAACAGGCTTTTTCGCTGCAGGCTTGTTAGGTTGAGGATTTATAGAGTTTCCATCGGCATCAACAGTTTGTGCAAATGCTTCAGCTGGGCCGCCTCGTATAGTATCCTCGTCAACCTCGGGTAAGGCTAGCACGTCGCGCATAAATTCTTCTAGTCCCTGATCCGGCAGTATAATTTGTTGAGCTACAAGCGAGGATACACCTGTAATTAAACCTGTAGTATCGCGACCACCTACTTTATCACAGCGAAGTTTCGGGTAACCTTCTACATCCCAGTTATAGTCAACTAACTGCGGTATGGCATAGCTATTAATCGTGTTACAAATATAGTTACCTTGGGCGTTTAGAGACATTAAAAAGAAGTCACTTTGGTCTTTACCTAACGCGAAACTACCGACGCTCCCAGTACCTAACTGAAGGAAATGTGCTAGAAAAGCCTTTGCAATCATTTCATCCTGATACTGAATGTAAGGTAGAACTTCTACTGCGGTTCGCTTACCTTCAAACATATCAAGGGTAAATCCATAAGGTAATACTACCCCAGCATCCTGACCTGACCGCAAGTTACTTACTATCTTTTCAGCTTCTTCCTTGTCGCCTTCAACTATATTTTCAGGTAGCCTGGCGACAGGCGTTCCTACATAGTTCTTCTCAATACCAATGTTACTGATTTTAAGTAGGAAGTCTTTGATAAACCAGTGTTTATACGGTGCTCGTAAAGCCGAGATACCGTGTAGCCTCCCACCTTCTTTACGGTGAGTAAAAATTAAGCTGTTCTCTACAGGTATTTGCACAAAAGAAGTCCCGGCTGCATACTGCTCAATAAATATCGGTCCACCTTTTTCATCATAGGTAAAGTCTTTTATTGTTTCCTGAGGTCTTTCGGCGAATTTCTTCCATTTAGCGTATCCTTTATTATCAACCTCATAAACCTTCTCAAATACGCTATGCCCAAATGGAAACATTAAACAAGTAAGCCGGATAAAATCGTCCCAATGGGTACTTAGCCCTTTAGGTGGGCCGGAGAATAAGTTTTCCTCAATGTACTCGGCTATCTGCACCGACTTAGGGTCGTTCTTATCATACGGCTCTACATACCACCTGGTTGATCTCAAAGGTAACTCCAAACAATAAAGTAACGCCTGTATTTGGGCGTCTGAGCGGCGCATCTTATCATAAATAGTAAAACAATACGGCCACTTTAGTATGGATAGGTACTCTGTATCGGACATGCGGTTAAATAGTGATCGGGTAGCTGCACCTATTTCCTGTAGTGAAATTTGTTGAGTTGCTATGATATCACCTCCTTATTAGGGTAACGTGTTACAAAGTGAAAGAGTAAGAGGAATTAACCTCTTACTCGCTGTTACTATTCAAAAATATTTAAAAAAACTATTGTCTATTTCCTCAATAACGATTATAATAGTAGAAAGAGGAAAACAAATTAAAGGGAGGTCAACAATATGAAAAATGTAAAAGTTATCCCGGTTGTAAATAGAACAGAAATCACTCCTGTAGTAGCTCAACCGTCAGTGCCAGTTATACCTAAAGAGCAAGTTATTGTATCACAGCCAGTCGCTCCAGTTATACCTAAAGAAGTAAAAGTAACCCGTAAGAGTGGAGGATACATGTAAGCAAATTATAGCAGTAGGCTACTAAAAGCCTACTGCTTTTTTGGTACTAATTTCTCGTATTCCACGCAGTCACAGCTTCTTCCTTCGTCTTTGGGTGAATATGACTATAAGTAAACCCAATAGTTATACCACAACCATAACAAGTAACTTTATAGGTATCTCCATAAGGCATTTTATTAATCTTCGCTTCACCGCCACAAAAAGGACAGGGCTTTAATTCGCTCAAGCTACTTCCTCCCTACTAAAACCTTGCAACAAAATAACCAGACTACTGTCTAAGTATAATCGCTGAATCTCGTTTAACAGTATCTTTAGAGTTAGCTATCACTACAGCCAAGTTGGCTAACACCTGCTCGGTGAAAGACTTTAACTCGCTACGATAGTGATTACTCTGTTTTTCCAGTCCAATCACCTGGTTCTTTAAAGTGGTTACCTCATTCTCGAGGTCGCTCACTTTAGCCTGTAATAGTTTGGTTAGCACCTAATATTCACTCCTCAATTAACAACCGTTAAATTCCGGTAACTGTTCAAATTCGTGACGGTACATCAGCAAAACCTTAATTTTGATAAGGTCATCAACTAAGCTTGTTTCCTTGTCAAGTTCGCAACTATTTAAAACGGCTTTAATTTGCTCTTCAGTTAGTGCAATTATTGTGTCGTATTGAGCTTTTATTTTAGCCATATGCCGTTGATCGTAGTTAACTAACCTTTCGTTAATACCTAACAGCTGAGCAGCTAACCAAATATAAGGGTCAATAGTGTTAGGCTCATCCCGAAGAACGTATAACCCACGAGCAACGCTAAGTAGTTGAGCGAGTTTTGTTTTTGAAGTAGCCTCTACCTCTTTAACAGTTACAGCCCTATCATCCCAATACTCGTGAGCGAATATCTTACGGCACTTCTCTGCACCTGTCATCCAAGGGAATACTGACGGGTGAGGTTCGTTAAAAATAAAAATGGGTAAATTATGCTTAACGATAAATTCCTTGGCACTTTCCAAGTCGTTACCTGCCCGGCAAGTCCAAAGAACAAACTCAGTATTGGGTTCTTTCTTTAGTTGCTCATGCATACGGTTCACCGTTGATGAAATAAGTTCACCTTTAGAAGCATCAGGCCAACCGTTCTTACATATACAACCATCAAAGTCAATAGCTATAATGTAAACTCTTTTACTTACAGCACCCACCGAAGGATTTTTTTGTTTGTCTACAGTCAATTCAACTACTCCCTTCATATAAGTTTCACTACATTATATAAAAAGAAGTATGACTCTTTTTAAGCTGAGGTAATAGTGGCTCTAAATAGTATTTTAATCATTCAGCCTGCGCTGTAGCTTGCCCGTATACGGTTTCGATTATAGCGGGTAATACCCTTAAGCACCCACAGTTTTTAACGACGTTTATATGGAACTTATTATGTACGAGTAATCTCACTTATTTCAAGCTCAGTTTCTCTGATCTTGTAACCAAGTTCAACAGCTATTCTTTTTAGTTCTTCTTTAGGACAGTTCGTATAAGTACAATACATACCAGCTGAGTCATAAACTCGTTTGCAGGTATGTTTATTAGCTTTCAATACTTTTAACAAATCACTGTTTATTGAACGGTGAACAACCTGCATAATAGGGTACATTGTAGTGACCTCCCTTGTCATTTCATATTCTAAAGTAACGTTTAATATTAAACCAGCAAAAGTATGGTATTTACCCCGGGTAAAACACCAACCTAATAAAAAGGGCTACTTTTTGTGCAGGAACACAGGAAACTCACTTGTTTATGCTATATATTTCCTAAGGAACTCGTATAATTATCGGTATATTTCCTAAGGAAATGGTCTAATTCGTATGTAGTTCCTACATGGAACGACCGTTTTCAATGCAAGATTTCGTCGTTCCTACAGCAAAAACAGGTTAAAACCTGTTTTGTGCAATGTTTTACCCGGGGTAAAACCTACACCTTAGCCATTTTAAGCACTAGACTACTATAAACGAATAGGAACTTATAAGCTATTAGTACTCGTTAACAGCTAGCTACCACCTCCACCACCACCGCCTCCACCACAGGCCATTAATGCACTGTGGTGAAATGTTTTATAGATCTCCATGTCAGCTGAGGCGTTTTTGTTGTCGGCAGTATCGTTACTTTGCTGTTCAGGGTAAGGGATAATTCCAAATTTATGTTGAAATAATATACCATCAATAACGTATTTAGCTATTTCAACCAACTCCAATATTTAAACAAATAGGAACTTTTGCATTTATAGTAAGTTTACCAATGCATCTGTGAAGCCCTACTACGCGGGTTATTTACGCCGGCCAGTGCATCTTTTGCCGGAGTAGTATTTTTACCCAAGCGACTTAATGCCTGGGTCATTGCATCAACCTGATCTTTGTATACACTGTTAGGAAAATTTGTAACCTCTTCTAGAAAATCGCCTACCCAGTTAAATATCATTGGGTGCGGTAAATACACGTTGCCGGCCTCGATTTGAGGCGATACAGCAAACGCTCTAGCCTCTTTAGTACCGTCAGGCTGTACCTCAATTAAACCTTGTACATCGCGCTTTAAGGCCGATATAACGGCAGGCCCGTTGGCTTTATCCTCTACAAGTTTACCCACAGCTTTAGGCCATTTAGTTGTTAGGGTTTTAACCGCCTGTATGGTTTTAACAAAGTCCATCTTATCTCGGAGTTGGTCAAGTAAGTACTTACGGGCTTTACTGCGAGCCCAAACCTGCCCTACTACATAGGCACTGGCTTTAGTATCTTTGAAGGCCATATCCCAAGACTGTATTAACTCGTCAAAACTAAGTGGCAGCTCTTCAGAATCAATTAAAATGTACTCGCCGTCAGGTGTTTTAACGGTGACCGGAGGTAAGTTCTGACCCCTGAAGTGCCAATACTTCCACCACTGTCTTTGTATGATGTTACCTCCAACAGAGCTGGGCCGCTGCTGCATTAAGGCATTCCACTCGTAACTACCCATTGTCGCCTTCATTGTACTGAGCTCTTTCAGTGGGTATTTACCCGGCCATAATGCCTCACCTGTTTGTCTTATGTCGGCTGAATGCTTAATTTCTTCAGCTAACGCCGGGAATGTTATCACTTCCCACTGGTCGGCGTCAGGGTTTTCGTGAGCTAACTTTAAAAGCCTACCAGCTAAATCATCCTCGTGCCAGCGAGTTAAGGTTATTAGTACTCGAGCATCCTTCTCGAGCCTGGTGTAGAATGTTGACGTATACCAGGCCCAAAGTGCGTTACGGTAAGTGATTGACTCGGCTTCAGCCCTGTTTTTAATAGGGTCGTCTATAATACCGTACTTACAGCCCATACCAGTAATAGCCCCACCTACACCTGCGCTTTTATAAACGCCTTTATGGCCTACTACCTCAAAAATGTCCGAGTTTCTTAAATAACTACCCTTAGCAACCGTCCTAACGTTTGACCCAAATAACCGAGTTTCCGGGAATAAATTAGAATAATCATTGCTGTCCAGTATACGTTGCACATCCCTGTTCATCATACTAGACAAATCGGCTGTATAGCTAGTGGCTATAATACTTGCATCCGGGTCTTTGCCCAGTATATATGCCGGTAATCGCCGAGAAACAAGCTCACTTTTGCCGTTCCTGGGAGGTAAGAATATCATAAGGCGTTTAACCTCGCCGGAAACAAACTTATCTAAATAATCGCACAGTACCTCATGATGCCAATTAACCTCGTAGGCCAGGTATGTATATAAGGTAAAGTCAAGTAAACATTGCCGGCCCATATGCTGAGCTTCTTCTTCAAGAAGTTGCTGCAGCTCCAGCTCTTCTTCTGGCGATAAGGGCATCTATTCTCGCCCTCCGTTCTTCATCAGTCATATTACTCGCATCACGAGCAGGCTCGTTGGCGAGCTGTAACTCTTTCATTACCTTCAGTTTAGTTAATGCAAACTGCTCTTTTGAGAGTGCGAGTTTTTCTTCCTCAATGTGCCGCTTATGCCTATCAGGTGTTAAATCCATATACCTTGTTAAAGTATCCAGCGACTTAGACTTGTCTTGTAGCTTAACAGTCACAGCACCGTCTTTACCTACTTTTATACTTTGAATCAGCGAACCGTCAACTTCATCACTTGACTTCAAATGCACGTAGTTACTGACCTGAGGCGGCGTATTAGTGCCGGGTGACTGGTCAGGTGGTACTGGGTCGGCCTTTTGCCCAAACTCAACAAAATCAGTCATGTCGGCGAAAGCTATTTTACAATGTTTATCTAACACATCTGTACTATCTACGAATACCTCTTTACGCATTTTACTTTTTATTTCACGAATACAGGAAATGATTCTGGGTTTTCCTAAGAGGTCATGTCCTATTGTGTAAGCTGAGTTCCTAGAGTACCCAGCTCTAATAGCTGCTTGGGTAGCATTAAAGCTTTTAACATAATAAAGGCAAAATAATCTTTGTTTCTCGTTCAAGTTATTAGTACCTATAGGTATGTCATCCGGGTCTATATTTATTAGTGGCTCATTTGCCTTATATTGTTTTGTTGTTATGTTTAGTTTTTCGTTCCATTGGAATTTATATCGCCAACCGCATACTGTGGCTCGCTTAACCCCTACTATGTCGGCTATTTGCTGATTAGTTATATTGCCGTTATGTTTTTTGAATAGTTCAAAAGCCTGGTCTCTTTTCGCGCTTCCTGCTTCCATTGCTCTCTACCCTCTTTATTTTAAACGAGTACTGTTATATTACTTAGAGGTTAATATACTCTTTAGTGATTGAGTTAGACAAGTGATTTTTTAGTCTCGCCGGCACAATTTTCGACAAATTTAAAAAAAGCACCCTTTTGGTGGGTGCTTCGATGTATTTATTTACCCATTTTACGTTGCTCTAACAGTATAACATGATACTCTTCAACCTTATTAGCCGGCACGTAAATCCCACTTACTTTTTTTTAATTCTTTAGCGATGTGTTTTTTAAATTCTAATGTCATTTGTTTTGACCTCCTTCGTCATTAAAATTCTTTTTTTAATCCTCTACCCAACGCCCTCTTGGACGCTCGGCAGGGGACTAAGCCCCTTGTTGTTCTGTACTATATTAGGCTTTTATACAACTCAATTTTCTCCGGTTCAATATCCTGGATTTTATCACTTGACCAGTGAGGCTGATTAGCTAACATCTGCCCATCCCGGCCTGCTGTGTACATAACTTCGCCGTCGCGAAACAGGTATTCAACCAACCAATTTCCGGCTTCAAAATCAACCAGTTCTTCCTCAGTGCAGGCATTTCCTTCGTCTTCTGCAAAATCGTTCATCATGTCACGTAATACGTAATAAACTTCCTCGTCGTTCTCTTTCACCCAACCAGTACTTACAACAAAACTCACGTGATGTAACTGTGCCATTAAGTTTGACCTCCTGTTAATTTAATTTGTCTTGCATGTATTATTATATAATACATTTAGAAAATAGACAAGAGTTGTTTTTGTTTGTCTACCTGGTTAAAAGTTAAAAAAACCGCCCTGAGGCGGCTAACTAGCTGTAGGTATAGTATATATGTCTATGTCTATGTCTATGTCTTCGTTATCCTCGTACGACACTATTAATCTAATCTCTGATCGAGGATAATTGTTTCTAAATTGTTTAAAAACTTTTAAGCTAAAACAGTTAATATGCGCTATGTGCATTATCCCGTACTGCTCGTAAGCAGCCATGGCAATAATTTTATTCACATTAACAAAATGTTCTGAATATTCAACTTTAGTTTTTATAAAATTTATAAGTTCATGCATTGTTTTATTTCCTCACTTATTTAGTTTCCTGGTAAGTGGCTTTTGATCAATTTCCTCAATGGAAAGTTGACAGGTAGTTCAACAAAATCGCCATCGTTTAATCCTTCCAAAGTCAACTACCTATTACATACTTCACGGCTAACCAAAGAGCGTCTACAAGAACGAGCGCACTAAATTGGGTGCCGTCGTTTAAACAAATAACGGGATGTGACTCAGTACTGTAGTTCAATTCAACGGACTTACACTCCAGTAACTTAAACATCTGACCTGTTGACAAAAGAGGTAACGCTTCGTTTTTGTTGAAACCTTCGGGTCTCGACAATTGGAAGAGGAACATACCATAACCAAACGTATAAACATCGTATAGTTTAGGTTCCCATAATTCCCGAAGTTTTTTTTGTTTGCCCTGGTGATAGTTCTATTAGTTGATGTACGGTTATCCTTTCCATTCTTAATTCAGCTGCAATCTTTTCATTTCGCACATGATCAACGCGGCTTTACATATAGCCTCGGCACCTGTCTTACCTATAATTTGACCTGTACTGAAATTCCTATTGTATTCACCGAATTCGGCTAACCATATTTCACTATCTACTTTAGTGAGGATAAGTTTATAGTTCAACTTAAGGGCTATTTCATGCGCAGCAGTTATATCAACTGAATACGGTATACTAGAAATAGTTGAGTATTGTTTAAAAGACACATCCGGCATAACTTTAGCAACTACTAAGGCGTCTAACTCCGGCCCAGGTTTCATAGCTAAGATTTTATTTTTGAATTTTAGAAACGGCGACTCAACATAACTTTCGCATTCACCGCAACCGTGACAAATAACGTTAGTTTCGACAGTACATTGCGAACATTCAACTTCTAAGGCATCTAACTCCTCTTCAGTATAATGTTGACCTAATAATATTAATCGTTGCCCAACTCCCATTCCTAACCCCTTACCGTACTGGTTAAAATGCTTATCGCACATATAAGCCCAAGGGCCCTGCTTTGTAGCGCCGTCATAGTTAGCCAATTTAGTACAGAAGTCACATTTCGGTAAACTGGTTACTTTTACGGTATTTTGTTCACTCACCTCTACCATACCTCCGTTCGTTGATTAACCTAAAGTCGCGTTCTTACAAAATAAATTAACATGCCCACAACCGTTACAAATCAAAACTTTAAGTTGGTTTGAACTTGCAAAGTTACTGGCTAAACTAACTTCAACCTTTGAATTTAATATGTTTACCTGCAATCCATCCTCGTGAAACTCCATACCTCCGCAACCGTAACACTTGAACACTTTTTCGGTACTTACTGAAGGTACGTCTTCAAGCACATACCTGGAAGTTAATGTTTGTATGGGAGAATTTAATGAAGGTAACCCAAAGCGTTTTTGTAGTGCACGTATTTGATTCAACATAATTTCTTTTATAATTTCAAGGTTTTCCTTTACAGTAACCGAAGCAACGTTTACCGGCGCTTCTGTACTATCTAACTTCCGACCACACTGAGGACAATGGCTAATTTCTAGCTGGTTAATTTCACGTCTAAAGTGCTCTATAACAAGATAATGTTTACCGTCGTTTTCGTTATACATAATTCCATCGCCACCGGCAAACTCTGTTCGGCTAGTACCTGATGGCTCAGTACAATACTCGCACATAAATAGTCAACCTCCAATTTGTCTAAAAGTAGTTCAGTCCCAAGTCATGTTGGGTTCTACGTCACAACCCAGCTCCTTTAAATCGTCTAAAGTTATTTCCTTAATTTTATCGTCAGGTATACTGGCAATAATTCTAGCATTTTCCTCCAACACTGTATAATCAAAAGCATGACCACAGTGAATAGTTATAAACACTGCCCAATGAGGGTATTCGTGCTTTTCGTAGTTATTGGGGTCAGGTGGGATTTTTATACCTGTATTCTCTGTATGAACAACAAACATACCCGGAAAGAACAATGCAACTGCCGTTAATAATCACCTCCGTTTAAATAATAAATCAACCTCGTTACAAAAACTTTTATGGGTTTGATGCATATTCTCTACAAACACGTACAGAGCCTCAGCCAGCTTGTTGCGGCGTTTACGATCAGTTATACTACCGACGTATAAAATTAAAGCTTCTAAACTACTTTGCACCTGTTTACTCAACGTCATTCACCTCCCGGACAACTACAAATTTCGCAGCCGGGATTAGCACAGCACCCGCAGGTTTGACATACTAACTGACCGCACAGGTGACAGTAAATATTTTCGTAGTACATAACCCAGTTCCTCCTAACTAATAATTCGCAGTTCTATTACCTCAACATTCTCGTATTCCTTTCGGCACCTAACAGCCTCACGTTCAGCTGTGTACTGTTTAGTACAATAACGTTCGGCCCACTGATCACCGTTATCGCTGACAACGACTACATGAGTATAGTAGCGCTTACTTTTGTGGGTAAACTGTCGCCCGTTTAAGGCGACAGCTGAATAAGTTTTTACTTCCTTTACCAACTACCTTTGACCTCCTCTCCAATTAAACGTTTACCCGTCGTACAGGTTCTGTTTACTGCAAAACAACAGCAATTCCTTTATTCTTCAAGTTCTCAATGCACTCGGTTAAATAACTGTCGTTATGCTCGGGATAAATTGGATAATCCATCAACGGCCCGTAATAAGGAGTTACGTAACCGGCACAGTATTTACCTCTGTATCGAAAACTCTGCCATAAAGGATCTACTTTAAATCCTCTTTTTATCATTTCGGCCATCACTTTCCGGTGATATTCAAACAATAATAACGGGTCATGTTTAAATACATAGTCTACCGTGCTGTGTTTCCGTCCCCAACCGTTACCTCGTAGAGCTGCACATTCCCGGTGCTGACCGCTCAACTGATTATTCGGCAATACAGGGATTAGAGTCTCATGCCATAACCGCACTAAATTGACCTCCTTTCAAAGTCAACTATATAGTAACATATTATTATATAATATACAAGACCTTTTTAATTATAAAACTCTTCGCACGGCTCGCTGTATTGCACGGGCTTTAGCTAATTGGTTTCTTCTAAGCTGTTCCCTTTTATGGGCCTTTTCCCACGTTTGATTGGTAGGGTTTTTCGCTGCTGCCCAACCACCTTCAGCTTCCCGGTAATCTAACAGGCCACCGTAAATCATTTCTCCCATACAGTACGGTACTTTATGACCTGGGCAATCTGTAGTCAAGGCTCCTTCTAACAACCCACAGACCTTACATAAAGCTAACCCACCATCACAAATCATACAGCCCGCCTCAGTACAATTGCAGTCCTCAGATGTTTTGAAATCGTGCTTCGGACGAGCGGTTTCCTTTAAAGCTGTTAGTATTAACTGCAGTTCTGTTGAACGTGCAAAAGGTTTGATTTCAGGACAGTTAATACCTTTCGTTAAGCACAGGTCTTTAATCTCCTGCTCTAACTTCCCGGCCAAGCTGTACTCCATATCCCAATCAGCGTCTGACATTATGTCCCTCCGTTCTAGTAACCTCAATATATTTGACGTTACGTTCTTTTTTAGACAAATGTGAAAGTGACTTTAATACTTCAGTAAACTTAACAAACGGTATAGGCTCAAGACATTGGGCCCTGACCAAGTTACAGTAACCTCCGTAACTGGCTTGAACAAATTTTCTAGCTGCAGTACGATAATTACTCACGGTTCAACCTCCTTAACGACAATCGTCGCACGTATTTTCGCAATCAGGACAAGTACAGCACCAGTTCACATCGTCGGCCGGCGAAGCACCTTCAATATCGGTATCCTCCATAATTGCACCGCACTTAATACATTTACAGCGGTCTTCCATTATAACGTCACCTCCCTAAATAAATGTAACCGCAAGTTGTGCAAACATCTTTGTCGTCTAACGGTGTTTTACACCTAGGACAAAGTTCATACTCTCTAACCTTTATTGTTACAGCCATAATAAACATACCTATCAGCACTCCAGCCACTAACCCAACTCCAATCCCAATGAAGAAGTTCAAGAACAGTCACCTCCGATAATTTAGCTAACAATAAAAGCTCTTGCATATTATATATAAATATACAAGAGCCTATTTTAAGTAACAGTTAAAATAAAGTTCGCTGATTTCTAGTTACCTTATATATTTTAGTTGATTGAGAATTCACATGTTGCTCGTAACCTTCTAAAATAGTCAGTAACTTCAACGGGTCTTGCTGCAGCTTGTTATACTCATTAACAGCCATTTTAAGATTTCCTGTAGACTGTTTGAAATAACTTGTCTTTAACTCAATCCCCACGTAATTACGACCGTATTTCACAGCCTCGTGTCCTGTGCTTCCAATACCACTGAAAGGGTCTAGTACAATGTCAGTTTCATTCGTCCATAAAGCTATACAGCGACGTATCACTTCAAGTTGAAGAGGACAAATGTGCATTTCATCGTGCTCATCCCGGGCACTTTGTCGCTGTAACGTATCGCCTTGCCGAATATCCATCCAGACAGGGCTAGCATACTGCTGCCATATGGTGACAGGGAAACTTTCATTGGTATGTGTAACAGGTTCCGGATTGTCACCCGGCTTATACAAAGTTATGATATAATCCGGCGTACCTTGACGACTACGGCAGCTATCTTTCTTGAGCTGCTTGTGTAATAAACCGAGTGACTTTGTTCTTTGCATCTCTACGACAGGGTCTTTCCATATTGTAACTTTTGAGTGGTAAATAAAGCCTGCAGCTTCGAATATTTCTCTAAGAGTAGCCGGGAAATCTTTTAAACCTAACATACCGTCTTTTGATTTCATCAACGGTAAGTCCATACAATGTACTGAAACCAACCTACCCGGCATTATTACCCGATAAACTTCTGGAGCTAAAAAGTTCATGTGCTGCACAAACTGAGCATCATTAACACAGTTACCCATATCCCGGTCACTATTACTGTACGTATATAGGTTCGCAAATGGAGGTGAAAATATTGAATAGTGTACTGAGTTACTTGGGATGCCTTTCAGTACTTCAATACAGTCGCCGTGGTATAATGCATATCGTGATTCTAATACTCGATCAATAACGTTTGTCATTACAAAACTCCTGTTCTGTTTTAATCCAGCTCGGTAGTAACATTGGCGCTACCGGAATATATTGTAAACTTTCCTTAATAGTATTTTGTATATTTGATTTAGTTATTTCCTGAGTTGCTGCTATCATTCCCGATAACATTTTGTTGAACTCAGCTTCTTTACGTTTAATGTTATTAACTACTGCACCCTCTAATGAAGATGTTATGACATACACGTTAACAGGATTCAACTGTCCAAATCTCCAGCAGCGCCTAATTGCTTGATAATACTTTTCAAAACTATCCGACAGTCCTACAAATGCCATATTGTGACAGATTTGAAAGTTCATACCGTACCCACATATTTTAGGCTTTCTGACAATACGGCTTATGTTACCAATGGAGAAATCCTCCATACTCTTTTCTTTATACAGTGCATCGTGACTTCCTGCAATTTCAACTGCACCTGTAATAGCCGACGTTAATTTACTGCTCTCTTCGTTTAATTCGCACCATATAATCCAAGACAAATCATTGGAAGAGTTGACAATTTTGGCACAAGCAGCTACCCGTTGGTCTAGACTGGCTTTACGAGCTTCCCTGCGAGCTGTCATTGTCGTAGCTTTACGTCCTTTTACAGGTACTACAATAGGTATAATGTTAAGTGGAGGTAACATGTATTCACTGTCCTCGTAACCTAAATCTGAAGGGTTCTGTAACATGACAGCCCATGAAGCAACCCAAATCCAAAAACTCTCTGTCACATGACCCTTCAGTCGCCATTTAGACGTATCACCCCGTCATGGACGAACCATGTAGCCAACATCTCTGCTCTTGTCATAACGCCCAGGAACTCGGCATGGTTGCAAAGCTCCATCAGGTCGTTAGGTGCCGGGGTGGCTGTACAGGCCAACCTGTATGGAGTTTGTTTAAATGCTTCAATTATTTGAGTCCTAACTTTTCCCGTAAAAGATTTAAGAATAGACGATTCGTCTAAAACTACTGCAATAAATTTGTCTAATTCAAACATATGCAACATTTCGTAGTTCGTAATATTAACTCCCGGTACTACATCGGCCTGAGAACGACAACTCGTAACTTCTATTCCAAATTTAATCCCTTCTCGCACCGTTTGACGACTCACTGCCAACGGCGCTAAAATAAGAATATCACCGTTCGTAGTTTGATGTATTTTGTTTGCCCATTCTAACTGCATTAAAGTCTTACCTAACCCTGTACCGGCGAATATAGCAGCTTTTCCTTTTTGTAGAGGGCCCACCTAACAATGTCTGACTAAAACAATTTTAAACTAGGATTAATACTGTACTCATTTACAGAAAACCCGCAACTGACCACAGACAACTTCTTACTTTCTAAAAAATCCTCATAGTTCGTCAAAAAATAACCACCTACTTCTGTACAGTTTTAATTTAATATATAAAAAAAGCGACTGCATTTTTAAGAATAAAAAAAGTTAAGGATGGTTTTCCATACTTAACTTAATATTAACTTACTCTGTTATTCGCTAATATCTACTAAAATAGCTCTAAACTCTGCAATTTCCTCTGTATACAAGCGAGTCTCAACACCTTCTAACCATTTATGAAGACGCCCTTTAACGGTGACCTTCGGTGCGTCAGGCTCACGGTATAACGAGCACGAAGTTATTAACTTCATATATGCCGAACTAACAATGACCGGCTTATAACCTTGAGCGACTTTTTCCATTTCGTCCTGAGTAGTTACCGGAACAGCCTTTTCACCGTGTTCACAACGAAAATCAAACAAAGCACTTGTAAAAAGGTTACCTTCAGCCGGCATACTACCCACATATTTAACATCGGCATATCCTTCACGAGCCATTTTTACAACCTTAGGGCCGCCCACAGTAGCCCACATTCGCGAAGCCAGCCATTCCAAATCAAAGTTCGATACTAACTTCCGGTCACGGTCAATATTGATATGTGCCGACTTAAAGTCATATGACAGCTTGTACGGTGCATAGTCACAAACAAACAGCCCGTTGACATACACATTCCCGGTGAGCTTTGGGTCTTCTATAATACGGCCAAACTCGGTTTCTATCACTCGGTCCGGATCTAACGTCTGTAAATGTAAGTTAGAGTTCACAATGTCCCAATATTCTTCTTGAGTGATCCCGGTGACCTCAATGATTAAGTTATTGTCAGGTACAGACTGCCAAAAGTATTTTTTATCAACGAAAAACGTTAAGATCCGAGCCCCAAATCTTTTGGAGTTAACGAACCGCGGTTTCCAAACTTCCTTATTACCGTAGTTATAGAACGTGACTTGCTTACCGTGTCTAAGTAATACCAACGTAGCTATCTTGTAGCCTTCACCGAACTTACCGATGGTATTGCGTCCTCGCGCTTGGTAGAAGCTCCTAATAACAGTGTGTTTATACCCAATACAGAACTTTTGTTACCTACTCTTAAAATTTCGTTTTCGTAACTGAAAAACATTTCATTATTTGGTAACAGTGTTTGTTGGTCTAATGCATTCTGGAAAAGCTCACGAACACCGTCAACGACCGTCCAATTAGGAACATAGTCAGGTGAAATTGACAATTCAAATTTACTCACATCAATCCCCATTTCTATAACGATTTTAAGGTTCTATTTAAAAAGTTTACCCAGCAGCTTTCCGGTTACCTTACCCGCCGCTCTACGACATATTCGCTCGCCAACTTTACCCTTACGCACCGCATTCACATCGCCCAGTAACTTAGCAGTCGTATACAAAAGTGACCTGAAACTTGAAATCGGGTCTTTTTTCCTAGTCATCTTGTTACCTCCATGTTTATTAATTAGATTAACGACCTGTTAGCTGCCTCATAATAGCCCAAACAGGTCGTTCAAACGGCACAGTAGTATAAAATCACTGACTATACTTTTGAAACTAACGGCTGAGGTTTGATTGACAGCCAAGCAGCCTCTAAAGCCTGATTTAACTCCTCCAAAGTAGCTACCTCTAAAAACTTTTGTAACTTATAATTTTCGCGCTCGTTTAAGGGTAGTCTTCTGTACCGGTAATCGCTAAACTGATCTAACACATAGACGGACTTACGCTTACCTTTAGGAATAACTCCTATGTTGTCAACATAGAAGGTGGCACTACTATTACGCATCACTCGTATACAAACTTTAACTCCGTCAGGGCGCTTAATAACATGTTCGTACAAACTAAAATAACCTCCTTCTACGAATCTTACGACCGGCACAGCAGTTGTCTAAGGCTAAAATACTGGCAACCAGTAACAACGGTAAGAGCATACATGTAAAAGGTACAATACCTGAAATTTCGTTGAACATTTTTAACCTCCTTCATTGGTATTTATTTAAGTTTTTGTAATACTTGTATAAACCTTGCTTACGTATTTTCTTTAATTTACTTTTAACAGAATCTCCAGTCCAACCAAGAGCTAAAGATATTGTCGTTAATCCATCGATTTCATAGTACTTGCACAAATACTCAAGTTCATATATGACGTACTTTTCGCCTTGATTTTCGTACAAATCGGTGCCAATCAACTTAACCCTCTTCGTTTTTAACCGAGTAAATACATTCTAACATATTATATAGTAATATGCAACTCAAATTTAAGTAAAAAAAACCAGGCCGAAACCTGGTAGAAGTTTTAATGTACGGTTTTTTCAGCTTGCTTACGAACTTTAGTTATTTCTTTGCGGTATGCCTTTGAAGTGGCTTCGTCGTAACCGAAGTAAGTTGCGAACAGGTCTTTTAAACTAGCCTTATTACTGCGGTGAATTAAGTTACCTTCCCGGTCAACTAATTTTACTACATGAATAAAACCTTGCTGTGACTGTAGCTCAATAATGTTTTCGCCAAACTGTACTCGCTGGATAACATGTACGATTTCTTTTTTAGTGACGTGAGTTTCGGTTCCAACTAAGCTGATTATAACTTCGGTCGGTTGAGTTAAGTTTATTGGAACTTCGGTTACTACTACAGGTGCAACCACTAACTGGGCCTGAATTTGTGATTCAACCGCGATCGGCGCTGCAACCTCAACGGTAACCTCAACTTCGGCTACTTCAACTTCGGCTACTTCAACTTCGGCTACTTCAACTTCGGCTACTTCAACTTCTGGCTGTATTTCGAGTTGAACTTCAACGTCAGTAGCTTCAACAGCTACAAATTCGGAACTGTCAATCACGGCCGATTTTTTGTACCAACGCTTAAATGTACTAGCTGTTGCGGTTTTAACTGAACCGTTTTCAAATGATATTGTTGCAGAACCGTCTATATTTACTACTGCAATACCTTCTAATCCTGTACGCTTGCAGGTTACGTTTACCATCATGTTATTTGACCTCCCTGTTTTTTTTTTAAGTTTTTTGTTTTCCTCTTGTAGCTATTATACTCCTAAACTGTTCCTCAGACAAGAACTTTTTAATGAAATTTGTGAATTATTTTTAAAATTAAAAAGGCCCTTCGCTGTAGGCGACAGGGCCGTTGCTATTACTGAGTTTGCTTTACTAATTTAAGAGTACAGCGTAAGCTATACCGGCATACTACCATAGTCAGTGCATTTCGTTGACGTTCACTTACCTCACGACCGGCGTCGTAATAGTTTTCAATAATGCCTTTAATCATTTCGTAATAATACTCGGCTGAAGCGAGGTTTAACGATTCAAGTAGCTTTAATACTCGACGTCCTTCTTCTACAATCTGTGACAAAGGTACTCTTGAGTATTTGTTACAAGCCTGTTTAATATCGCTGTCCATGTCACCCAATTGTGAAAAAATCAGTATGTTGCCACGACGTAACTCAACTGTAGATAGTATAACTGTATCACCAACAAATAGTTCACGTTTATCACTGTTTTTTAATACTGAGCAACTGTAGTCGTCTGTTCTACTGTAATAAGTATGTGGTATAACTACTAAACCGTCACTTAATTTCACAATTCTTCCTTCGTAACGCATTCATTCAACCTTCTTCCGTTTTTATTACTAATAAGTTTCTAATCTATTATTACTAAAATAATTGCCGGCCCGGTATTTTTAATACTACGACTACCGGATGTTAACATGTAGTCAGTACCCGGTAAAACGTTCACCGAGCTAACTTCTTCGCGCCGCTTTAACTCATTAACTAACTCAAATGTATTATAACCGTATAAAGTAAGCATCCTGGGCGATTCACCTGTGGCCATTTCCTGAGTTACTATTTCTTCAGGCTGTTCTACTTCGTCACCGTCTTCATCCAAAACTTTATTAATATTCGTAATAACACCTCTTTTCGTTCAATTTTAATAGTTTTTAGTTAATATGGAAGGCCGGGTGTACAGTCCCGGCCCTCAGTTCGCTGAAACAACATTTTTCTATACTTTCAGCATAAGGTTACATGATAACCGACTCCCTTCAGTCAGTTTGTTAGCTGTCAGCTACTTAATATATAAAATCACCTACTCACTTTTTAAGCTGTTGAACCTGAAGTTATACGTGAACTTTACGGTCGCTTTCCTCAGTTACTTTCGCATCATTAAAACGGTTTAATGTACTAAGGTAACCTGTGATTCGTCTAACTCTGTCAATGTTTTCAATTTCCCCACAAATAGGGCACGGCTGACTGTGAGGTATAACGTTATTAGATGTACCACAAGAGTTACAATAATCAACTGGATAGTTAATTGCAGCATAGCCCATATCACTGGCAGCCATACTCATTACGATTTGTTCTACAACTTCCAAATTGTATTCAGGAGGCATACTTTGAAGCTCTACATAGCTTATATGACCTCCGTTACAGTACTTATGAAACGGCCCTTCTGTAGCTATTTTGTGTTGGAAACTTGTATTGTAACTTACCGGCAAATGATAACTATTTGTATAATAGTCCTTATCTGTCACTCCAACTACATGTCCAAAGTGGGCCTTATCCAGCTTAGTGAACCGACCGGATAACCCTTCGGCCGGCGTAGCAATAACTGAAAAATTAAGGTCATACTGGTTACAAGCAGCATCAGCTACTCCCCGAATTCTTGATATAATCTTATGTCCTAAAAATAAAGCATTCTCGTCCTCACCGTGATGACTACCCACAAGGGCTGTCAGACATTCGGCTAGACCAATAAAGCCTAACGTAAGAGTACCGTGCCGAGCTGCCATGTAAATACTGTCATCAGGTTTCAACAACTCAGCATCCCGGTATAAATGCTGACCCAGTAAGAATGGAAAATCTTTGGCTTTCAACGTATTACAAATATAGTGAAACCTGTGTAGGAGTTGCTGCACAATGAGCTCCAACATGTTATTATGCAGTTCAAAGAAGTACTCAATCCTCGCCTGCTGGTCAGTAGGAAACTTATTTAGAGCTTTTAGCGCTAAACGAGGTAAATTTTCAGTAGTAAATGAGATGTTACCTCGCTCTATTGTAGTAGACTCTCCGTGACGATCGGCTACTACACGAGTTCTGCAACCCATATACGAAATGTCGCCACCTTTGTTGAAACTACTATCACAGAAAACCCAGCTCGGGTTAAGTCGTTTCGCACATACCCGTTGAGCTAACTTAAACAATAGATAATATGGGTCTGTTGGATACATGTTAACTCCAGCTTTAATTTTGAAACAAATATTAGGGAATATAGGTTGCTCACCCTTCCCTAAACCTGCCTCAAAAGCTTTCAAAATCCATTCACAAACTTTAGCAGCATCTTCACTTTGTACGTCACCAATATTTATCGAGGAAAACGGAATTTGTCCTCCTCCTCGGCTATGCATTGTATTGAGGTTATAAATTAGAGCTTCCATAGCTTGAAAACCTTTGTGGTCAAGTATTTTTTCTACCTGTACGTCAACATCTGTAGTATTTAATTCTTCAAGTTGCTTACCTGCCAGGCCGGCACCGTATTGTAAGTCACGACGTATTTTACCTCGCTGATAGTCAAGAACACCTGTAGCGACAAACTGATTATCAAAATCAGGGTAGCTCTGACCTCCGTACATCTCGTTCTGGTTAGCTTGAATAATAATACTAGCGTGCATAGCAGCCGTCTTTAAACTATGTGCCGGCCGAATAAAACCGTGACCCGTATTAAATCCCTCACGAGCTAATTTGGTATACGGTATTTGACAACAATTAATTCCTTTACCGTACCAGGCTTTATCGTGTATGTGAATATCACCCGAATCGTGAGCTGTACTAAATACTTCAGGGATAACCCGCTTACTATAAAAATAAGACGAGGCAGCCTCTGAGATTTGTAATACCTTTCCAGCCATGGTGTTACCTACATTAGCATTATCTTTGGTGGCTTCAATATCAATTTCCTGTATGACGTCTAGCAATAAATTCTTACCTCGGCGAATATCAGCCCTTTGTTCTCGGTATACAATATAAGCCCGAGCCACTTCCCAGTAACCCATATCACGTAAAGTATATTCAACAGTATTTTGAATGGACTCAATTTCAATAACAAGTGGGCGAGTCTTGGGCTTAATTGCATTAACGCTCGCTAATGTACTATTCACCCTAAAAGTAATAACGTTTAATTTATCTTTAGTGATTGGGACTTTAACAGCCTTAAAAGCTTTTTCTACAGCTCTAGTTATTTTCTCCGGTTCCCATGGAGCTAATGTTTTTCCATCCCTCTTCAATACTTTAATTTCAGGCAAACTCGCCAACCTCCTTAGGTGCTAACTCAATGCGGCCTCGTTTACTAAGAGCATCGGCATAAGTATTTTGGGTACGAGGAATCCATTTTAGCTTATAACGAGGAATATATGCTAAATATTCCCAAGCTTGTTTCAACAAAGGTTTTAAATGTGGCGTTTCACACTTCCACTTTCGATTGACCTGATTAACTACTAATAAACTATCGCCGCGAATAGTTATTTCTTTAATACCAAGATATACAGCTTGTTTGAGTACAGCTAACAAAGCCATATACTCAGCTTCGTTATTAGTTTTAAGACCGATATACTCCGCCTTTTCCCATATCATAACTCCGTCCTTGATTATAAGAGCACCTATCCCGGCAGGGCCTGGTTGACCTTTGTTAGCGCCGTCAAAATAACCTAAAACCGTCATGATGTACTGAGGTCACGTTTGGGAATTAAGTTTAAAATACGTCGAACGTGTGCTTTTAATTGGGCTATGGAACCGTTATTAGTAACTTCGAAATCACAAGATTTAACCACTTGCATAGCCTCGTACTCTTTTGGGTGAGTAAAAAACTGGGTTTGGTCGTACCCGTCCCGATTAAATAACCTGTTGGCTCTTAAATTATCCGGCGCGGTAATACCAATTGAAACGAAACCGTGCTCCTTGAATACAGCCATTTCGTTATGTTGGCGAACATCGTCAACCACACAAATCTTACCGGCAGCCTTCTCTACTTGTTGAACTGTTCTCCTACAATGACAATCCGGCCCACATAGTTCACGAAAATATTCCATAACGTCCTGATAAACTTTACGAGAAGGTAACTTTTGATAGTTAAGCTCGTCCATAAGAGTTTTAATACCTGTCGTTTGGTTTAACAGTATCACGTCGTCAAACAGTAGAGTATCTTGTATAATCTTAGCTGTGGTAGACTTTCCAGAGCCCATTGGGCCTGCTATACATACGTGCATTAATTCGGTCACCTCTCTACGAAAAATCAAAGTCCAAAAAGATTTTACGACTACAAATATAATCACAATGATGTACAAATCTTTCCAACCGGGTTTTAGGCTCTGGCATTTTGTTTTTATGCCAAGGGCCCATATGCCCACGTACAGCCTGAACAAGTGTTTGCACTACTAACTTATCAACATCAACTAAACCGTCAACGTTAATCAACTGTTCAACTAACATAGGATGCTCATCAATAGTATGCACCTTACCAGTTGATTCATCATAATCAAAACCTGATTTGACGCAGTCATGAATTAACAATCCTCCAACGATTAAGTCTTTTTCGTACTGAGTGAACCCATAGTAAGGGTGCTCCAAAAGAGCTATTGCAATTTTAACCGCCGCCTTGATATGCCGAATCAAACCTTCTCGGCCCAAACTAAATGGAGGATGATACTTGCCGCTAGAGGATGCCGGAACCTTAAATATGTATGCCGGACATGTTTCTAGTACCTGCAGTAACTCGGCGAATTAATGGAGTCTTTATATTATCTAACATACGACCGAAATGATACTGTACAGCTTTAGGCTGGTCTAACTCGTACTGAGTGTATTCTTGAACAGGAACCTCATTGCAAGCGTTTTTACAAGACGGGCAAAGATTTAACCAATTAGGATTCATTTGAAACCTCCTCTACTAATGCTGTACGAACACGATTTACTTTGGATATATACTGTACTGCATAACCGTACCGATTAAACCCAGCAATTCCCTTATTATAGCTAGACAAAATACAGTTCTCTAAGTCAACTCCCTGTTTACCTTTGTCTTGCCAGAAGTCCCTTAACCGAGTCAGTTCACAAAGAGCCATTTTGATATTAGGTACGGCCTCTAACGGTTCATTGACTACTTCAGCTTGTTCTGCGAAGTATTGACAATAATTCGGGTTCAGCTGAAATAAACCCAAATCACCTGTGACGCCCACCGTATTAACATCGTACGTTTCACCTGTCTCAGCACCTGCAATAGCTACCACCAACAAAAAGTCTAACCCATTCGTATCGCTTAATTGTTTAACAAGTGCTTGATAACGAGGTTCTAACGGTATACTTAGATAGTTAGTAGGCTCGCGACTAACCGAAACAGTTTTACGAGCTACAGGTGTTGATAGTAATTCCGGAGTTGAAGAACTTTGAAACCCTATTAAAACAATTAACAAACTTAGTAGAAATACAGATTTCCTCACATAGTTACGACTCCCTTCAAATTTTAATTTTCTCGCGACACTCAATATATAAAATAAGGTCACCTATTTTTAAGTAGGCGACCTTATTTTACCTCTATACTATTTTCTCTTCTTGGGTGGTGCACCTGCCGGTTCACATTTACCGTCGTTGGTGCAACCTTCGTGATACTTGCAGTCGGCACAGTAAAGGTTACGTTTTCGAGGAGGGCGCATACATACCCCGGCAGTTGGTACTAATAATTCAGGCTTATCCCGCCAGTTAGGGTTGAACGTAAGAGTAGACAAGAAATCATTTTCAGTTATAACTGTAGATTTTCTCGCGTTGTTCGACGTAACAGTGCGTTCTGTTTTAGCTCTTCTGGACGGAGTTTCAACGGACTTAACCTGTGCTAACTGACTTAAAAAGCTAGTGTTAATTTTAATTGTTTGAGTCATTGGTTGACCTCCTCTAACTAATATCAGGTAACAAGTTTTACAACCTGTTACCTGATAGTGTAACATATTATGATATAATATACAAGTGAAACTTAATACCTCGGTAGTTGTGCATGATACAAACGTATTAAGGCTCGCGAGCAGAACACTTCTACTTCATCGTAGGTATCCTTTTCTTCCTCAGGCTTATAATCTTTGAGGAAATATACAGTCTCGATATCAGCCTCACTGATAGCTACTGCACATTCCATACACGGTTTATATGTGCAATACATCGCGGCACCTGCAGTTTTTAAACCTGTCTTCGCTGCATTGTAAATAGCACCTCTTTCAGCGTGAATAACAGGGCAAACTTTTTGACTAGACCAGTCACCCCGTTTCTGTCCTTCCCTAGGACATTTTTCAGGTACACACATTCGGTGATCAATACTAACCGGCATACGATTATAAGCGAAAACGACTGCACCATCTTCGGCTACAATAACGGCACCTGTCTGACCTCTATAACAAAAGGTATTTAATTTCGAAGATTCAATAGCCAACAGCATGTGAGTTAGTTGAATACCACTTAATAATATCAATTCAGACCCTCCTTTAAACAGCTACAGGAATTTTAATTTGAGGACCACTTTTGTAATTCAATAGTACAAAATCGTCAACTGAAAAATCGTAGAAATTTCTCACATCAGGGTTAACAAGTAAACTGGGTGCAGGATATGTTTCTCGCTGAATAAGCTCCTTCACGGCCTCAACATGCCTGTCGTAAATGTGCGTATCAGCAATCACATGAATTAACTCACCCACTTTAAAGCCGGTCACCTGTGCAAACATTAACAAAACAATTGCATGGTGACATACATCCCAATTATTAGCGACTAGCACATCTTGTGATCGCTGATTTAAAATGGCACTTAATGTATCACCTATAACATTAAATGTCATGCTATAACAGCATGGATATAAGTTCATTTCATGTAGGTCATGGTGATTATACATGTTGGTTATTATCCTTCTACTATAAGGATTATGCTTTAAATCGTATAATACCCTGTCAACCTGATCAAATACCCCTTCTAGGTATCTATGCTTAATACCCAGCTGGTAACCGTATGTCTTACCTACTGAACCGTCAAAGTCGGCCCAGCTATCCCAAATTCGAGTATTAAGTTCATTAACGTTATTCGATTTCTTTTGCCAAATCCAAAGTATTTCGTCTATTACAGCTTTTAAATTAGTGGGCCTGAGTGTAGTGATTGGAAATTCCTCTGCAAGGTTGTACCGATTTATCACTCCGAAAATTTTAACGGTATGTGCCGGAGTTCCGTCATTCCATTTCGGCCTCACCTTTTGTCCTTCTGAAGTTACTCCGTTATTTAATATATTCTGACACATGTTTATAAAAATTGTATCTGCCTTACTTATGAGTTACCACTCCCTTTGTTGAACTGATTTAGTTCCAGGAACAAACTTTTGGAACTTTATCGTTGTGAATAGGTGCATGTTTGAATCTTACTTCCCCTTTGCGGTTTTTACCGAACCACTCTTTAACAGGTCTTGAATATAGTTGAGTATCTTCGCACATATAAACAACTTGTTCGCCGTCGATTCCCAATACTCTATAAAATACGCCATTTTTAGAATTCTGATAAACCGCACCGATAATAATTGTAGAACCCTGTGCCCACTTGTACCAACCATAAAAGTTGATAACAATATAAATACTAAATAAAGCCAACTGCGGTAAATCCTTATTATAAACCGCAAGCACTACCCATCCAATGTTGGATACTGTCCATATAGGGAATACCCAATGACTTTTCTTTATGAGGAAATAATACCCTAATATGGAACAGACAAAAGCTAACCAACCCAAGTAATAGTCACCTTCCTCTTTGTATAAAATAGCAATCATTTAATACCTTGGCTTTGTGCTTTAATGCCTTTTTCTTGACTCGTTGAAGGGCATTGTTGACTCGCTTAATCGAGCACCGCCGAATGTGTGCAATTTGTTCGTAATCTAAACCCTCAATATACCGCATTATCAGGATATCGTATTCTAAAGTACTAAGGAATTCCGAAAGAACGACCAAGAGGTCGTTACAGTCGGCTACCTTCAATATACATGCAATAGGGTCTGCATCGTAATCTGGAACTTTATTTAACAATGTTTCGGTTGAACCGTCGTAAATACAAGCATCGTAAGAACGTGAAAAATTTAACGGCATTTGTTTTTGCCTGGTTGAAAACTTTAAGAATGTTATAAGAAGTCTTTTTATGCAAATCTTCATAAAAATTAGAAACTTAGTATCCCTTTCAGGGTTAAAGTCACGAACGGCAAACCAGAACCCTATGTTAGCTATTTGCAACAGATCGTCAAAGTCTGCTCCGGGAGCCCAATACCTCCGAGCCATAACCTGACGTATCTTCTGCGACTTGGGTCGGTTAAACAAATTATCAAACGACCGTTCGTCAGTTTTCGCCCTTATAACTAACTGCAAATCATAGTCGTCTATTCTAAAATTTAACGATGGATGTATATTAGAGTTCTTACACTCAGCTGTATTTACCACGGTAACCAATTCCTTTTATTTTAGAATGCTAAGCAACAAGCTTTCCCAAGCAACTATATCCTCAATACGACCTGTCTTTATATCTACCTCGGCTTTTTGAATGGATTTTAAGTGCCTTAGTAGCTCAGTCAGGCTGAACCTGTTAGCTAACTCACGGGCTTTATTAACCTGCCAAAAAACCAACCCTGTCTTAGAGCATACCTCTGTATTTTCCCTGTCAAGCATACTCTGTACCAAAAATATTTCGCGAAACTTGGTATAGAGTATACTAATCATTTTAATAGGACTTTCCTTCAACTGCCGAAGGTTATCGTATAAGCACCAAGCCATAACGGCGTCCTTTTTAGCAATACTTTCGGTCATTTTAAAAATCTCGTCTTCGACCGGCGGTATCACTAACTCGTCAACTAACTGTTCGGTTATAGGTAACCCTAAGCTTCTTAATTTATGACATTCAAGTTCTAACCGGGCGACATCGTTACCACAGTACAAACTCAACATCAAAGATATTTTAGGTTCTACATCTGTTCCTAAAAGACGTTTAACCGTTGCAGCTAATTGAGCTTCGGTGAACTTTTTAAACTCGGTGATATAGTCCTTAGCTTCTTTGAAAAACTTAATTCGTCCGTCAATACTGTCGTACACAAGTATTACCGTATTGTTACCTATGAGCTTCAATAACGTGCTCAACTCAACCTTGACGGCCTCTTTATCGTTATGTATAACGAAAGTCTGTTTACGGGCAAACAGGCCGCGACTGCTTAACTTACCGGCAATACTGGCTAAGGACTGAGCTGTCTGTACATCGGGACTTATGCGCTTAATGTACTTCCTAAGTACTTCCTTTTCTTCACCTGTGAAAATGTAAAAAGGTCGAACCTTACCAGAATCAAGTTCTTTTTTCAGCTGCTTAAATTCCAATGTATTCAGCCTCCTTAAGATCAATAAACATCATTTCTAAAGCATGATTCTTATTGATAGACTTATTAGTTAATAAAGCTGAATACCTGTGCAGTATTTCAATGCTCTTAGCTAAAAAAGGAGCTTTACTTTTGTCTACTAAAGGTAACTGAGCTGCATAGATATGTTTAAGTACCAGCATAAACAAATGCAATTTTTCAACATCAACAAACTTTAAAATGTTAAAAGTATTTGCATGAGTGACTTTACCCACACTCTTTAGTATCTTCAGGCAATTGTCGAACATCGCAACGAAATCTATTTCTAGGAATTCCTTTATTTGTCCAGGGTTACTGCATACGGTTAACAATACCTCGTTATCCGTAAACTGTTTCAGTTCCTCTTTTGAATACAAGTCCAAACTCAGCTGAACCGACCTGGAATAAATAGTAGGTAATATTTTAGTGACTAAACTCACCGTCATTATTATAGTACAGTTGACCGGCGGCTCTTCAGCTGTTTTAAGTAGAGCGTTTTGAGCCTGAACCGTCATTTCGTGAGCATCGCGTAAAATGTAAATCTTCCGTCGGTTAACCGTAAACGTATCTTCAATTAAAGCTCTTATGTCGTCAACTTTCAGTGCTTCCGGCTCGTATACATCTGCATCAAATAATGCTGCGACTTCTTTGGCTAATGTGTATTTACCCTGACCTTTAGGCCCTGTTAATATTAATAGTGCCGGCATACCTGTATGCTCAATTAACGAACGTAAATGATCTAATAATTTTTTCTGTCCTATCAACAATTTCACCTCGCAGTCTAGCCGGCGTTACAAAGTAGTAACAGCTCGCATTCAATCAACATTTTAGGATCACTTTCGTATTTAACCGTTTGTACTAACTTAACAAACGATTTGAAAGTATTTTGCAGAAAATCATTGGACAAAACATCCCGTAACCGTTCAAGATCCTGTACATACATTGACGGTATTGTACAATATTGCAAACCATTAAATAGCACATACTTTTGATAGTCTAACAGGAAGTCAGTCATTGTCTTAACAAATAACTTAAGATCCTTACCTTCCTGATACAGGTCTTCGATCATTTCAATAACTGTATTAACTTCCCGATCGTTCAAGTTGTATAAAAGATCTATGCAATCAGTATAGTTAGCCGTACCTAAAATTTCAGATACATCGTTGACCAACAGCCTGTTCTTGTAGGAAAGGCAGGTATCCATAAGACTTATAGCATCTCGCATACCTCCGTTAGCTAACTTAGCAATAAACTCAATCGCATCAAGTTCAACATAGTAAATATCAGGCTCTTCGCACTCTAAACAAGTAGCATGATACTCTTCAGTTTTTGGGCACTTTACACAACCAACAGATTCAACATCCAAAATATAACGAAGTCGTGCAGTCACTTGTTCGGTGGGTATTCTCTTAAAACCAAATCGTTGAGTCCTGCTGATGATAGTTGCCGGTATTTTCTGCGGGTCTGTAGTGCATAAAATAAACACGGCATGAGCAGGAGGCTCTTCCAATGTTTTTAACAAGGCATTAAATGCACCTGTTGATAACATGTGAACTTCGTCAATAATATAAACTTTATATGGGCTGTCAATGGGCTTAAACTTACAGTTTTCACGGAGTTCTCTTACTTCGTTTACACCGTTATTACTTGCAGCATCTAGCTCAATAGGTGAACCTTTACCCTCGTTGATAGCGTTGGCAAATATTCTGGCCACCGTGGTTTTTCCAGTCCCGGCAGAACCTGTGAATAAATAACCTTGACGAGTATCTTTGTTCTGCAGCTGGTTCATTAGTATTTTAATAGTGTTTTCCTGACCCACTACATCCTCAAAAGTTTTTGGACGGTATTTCAAAGCTAATGATATCAAAATATCAACCTCCAAATTTATCTTGTAATAACCGGCATAAGCGAATCAACGGTAAATCTTCAGGCAAAATCTTTGACGTAAACACCGCCGGCACCTGTTCGGGATCTAACTGTTTAATAGTTAACCGAATAGGGCTACCCACGAATTTCTGGTAACAAACAGGGCCCATACCGCGAGCAATACTCTCCGGATCTTTGAGTTTACGGTGACATGCTGTACATACTTCGCTCATATTACTCAACTCCTTTATTAACTTCTACCCAAGCTTCATATAAACTAATAAAGTCGTCGGGATGAACAGCGTAAAAATCATCACCGTCACCGAAATCAAAAACCAATACCGAAAGTTCTTTACCGACAGCAAAAGCCTCCTCCCGAACCTGTGTTAACCATTCTTTCTTTATTGAACGTGATTTCTGTGGTTTGATTAACGTTTTACACTCGGTAAGAACATGCTTAAATCGTACGTCACCCTTATCTAACGGCCGGGCACCGCTGTTAGCTACTTTAGAGCTACCGTGAGGCTGATGTCGCTGAGTGACTCGCTTTTCCTGTTTGTTACTAAAATACCGAGTTGACCTGTCTGACATCAGTTATCTCCTTTAACATGTGTAATGGCACCCAACATTTAGACTTAGTGAAATGAAGCATAGGTACTCCGTTAATAACCTTACCAACTACCATTTTTTTAATACTCCCTCCTTATTAACCCGTTTGAATAACATATAAAAAAAGTCACCCACTTTTTTAAGTGAGCGACTTTTTAACCTGTTCAGCTATCTGTTTCGCTTGAGAGTTTTACAGTTCTTATTTCGCTTGTTATAAAACTCCTTATTCGTAGTTTCAATACCCGGCTCCTTCCAAGCTGAATGCTCTAACCGAATTAAAAACATACAAGCTTTACCCAAACAATTCCGTTTTCGTATATTGTTTAGGCTTAACTGCCAGTTATGTGACGTGCAGTAACCGGCTTTAGGGTCTTTTAAAATGTCGTAAGTACTCATTATTCGTAGTTTACCTCCCTTCGTTATAGAGTAAAACGGTGACTAAATAGCCACCGCACTTGTACTGTCTACTTTATCCATGCTTAGTATTGCAGATTTTATTACCCACCCTTCCCATGTTATTTCGGCCATCCTAGCACGAATAGCATCCATCGCAGCTTCTACTTCTTCGGCTGTTTCATACGGCGACACATAGAAATGCTGCCCACAAATAGGCCCTAAACCGTATATCATTGAAATTTTGTTTGTTAACCCGCGACCACAGTGCAAACAAGTTGACGAAGGTTCAGGCCGACCGTGTAACTTCATTTTGTACATGCCCTTTGTTTCTTCCAGTATAACCCCAACCATAACCCTCATTGGCATCGGTTTATCGTTATTCCATTTCGTATGAAAGTCAAACTGAGGAGTAGCGGGTTTTATCATATACTGTCGTACATTAACTCTGTACTCTGTACCAACATTGGCGACCGGCGCTACTGTCGTAGTTACTACCTTCTTTTCTGCTGACGGTTGTTGGGGAGTAGTATTGGCACCGAACTCAATTTTAATGTCACCTGTAAAGTCTTTTAAGGCTGCATAGGCTGTCATACTGTTAGGGTAAAGCTGACCGTTAACTGTAATAGGTTTATCGATGTTAATAAGGTTCAACATGTGTTTATTTGACCTCCTTTGTATTTGAGTTACCATTGTTGGGTTATATAAAACTGTCAAAGGTTTTTTAAAGCTCAAATACAGTTTAACATCGTTTCACGTTGAAATGCAAGTCAATTTTCGTTTAAATTTCTTAGAACTTGAATAGCTGTATCGAGCTTAGTATCTTGGAGTTGCAGTAACTCTAAACGTTTGGTAGTTACTTCAATTTCGTCTAAAACCTCTTGACGTTGACGAGTAACCATCACAAGAGCCTGCTGAATACTACTGTCGTTAGTATTAAATTCAACTACCAACCCAGTTTTATTTACCTTCCATTCCATGCTGTCGACAGGATTGTTGATACAAGTAGTAACAGGCATTTCATTAATCAGTTCGTCTAGTAGTTTAGTATATTTCTCTAAACTACTAACACTTACCCAACGGTCAGGATCGGCACCTTTCCAGCCGTAAATTGATGCGTCGGATACGTTTAGTAACTTAGCCAGCTTACCAGGTTTATACCCGTTTTCGTTGATAAGCGCTCTTAGTAGGTGCGCAAACTGTTCTCTAGGATCGTTAAATTTAGCTTCTGGTACAGACATTAATGAAACCTCCCTTAAACTGTATTGTATTATAATACTGACGTTTGTATACTAACATATAATACAAGCTTTTGAAACAGGTAAATAAACGTAAAAAAGGCCCTGTGAAGGGCCGTTATTACTTTACGAAACATTCAGCTAACTCACTGGCAATTCTTGTTTGGGCCTGAAAATGTCCCAGCGTATTGTCCTCAGTACTCTCAATCCTATGGGCCAATTCATGTGCCAACGTATCTAAGTTCCTAAGTAAGAACCTAAGATCCTCAATGTTTACTCTATCCCAATTGTAGTATGCAGAGCTGTTATCCATTTTAGCTAACTGAAGGCTTTTACGGTTCATGTAAATATGTTCACCTTGTGTAACTCCAGCCACTACTTTGGATTCCTTACTTATCACCTTATCGCCAATCTTTGTCACTATGTTCAACCCTAGATCGGCGATTAAAAATGTTCCCGGGATGTTATATTTAGTTTCAATTTTTTCAAACAGCCACAGGGCCCGCTTTTCTTTACTGGTCTTTACTGTCACATTTTTAATACTGTGCTGTTTTATAATGTTCTGCTTAACATCGCCAATATGCATCAATCCCATCGACTTGAAAGCTTCTTCGTATAATATGTGTTTCGCAATAACTACCTTGAACCCATAGTATTCTAGTTCTGCAATGGCTTCCTTATACCCGTCAACTTCACTCGCACCCACCCAAATAGTTTTCTTGTCGTTTTTGAGGGTAGTGATTTTCTTTCGGCGAGTTTTCTTTTTGTTACTAACTTCGAACAATTCAGTTGAATCTTCTCTGTCTTGTTGGTCACGTACTGCTGTATCCTGTGCTAATGCCGCTGCGAATACTTGTTGCAGTTGGGCCGTAACCATACTCACTTCGCCAATGTACTTAGTAACATCCTGTATACCTTCAAGCTCAAGTTGATTAATGTAATCTGCAACTGTTAGGAACTGGCCAATCTGTTCGGCATATACGTCAATCAGCTCAGGTTGATCCTTAATAATCTTTTTATACATTTTAGTGGTATCTTCCATCAATTGTGACCTAAAGTCACTATATTTGTTATCCCGAACAATCGCTTTCCTATCTGGAGCTTTTAAAGTGACTGCACCTTGTTTCAAGTGCAATTTACCTGTCACACTGCCCACGTATACTTCGCATACATCTCTGTATTCGTAAAATACTTCTATGTCGTTATTCTGTTTATCCGGAGCTAGTTGACCTTGATACAGCTTATTGTTGACCGGGTAACTAAATACGGCCCAAGGTAACTCGGTGATTTCTTTTTTAGCTATTGTCCCACCGTTTAAGGTAACTTGAGCCGGTAAGTAACTCGCGATTTTAGCTAAATGAGTGTATAAGCTGTCTAAGTTTTCCTTTATCAACGTACCTTGAAGGGTTACTGCGAAACCTTTAAGCTGCCTGTCACCGTCTGTTATGCTGTAACTCAAGTCACCTGTTTCCATTATATTTAATACGTCAACCGACGCTTTTTTATTCAAGCTCTCTACGGTTATTCTGTCGGCGATTGCAAATGTACTGAAAAAACCTTCGCCAAATGCTTCGTCTAATCCCCAACCTGAACTCGACTTTTCAAATACTTGGGCTAAGTTCTTACAGCCTATACCGTTATCGGCTATAATTATCGTATCCTCGTCAGCCACAATGTGAATTTCGGTGGCTTTGGCTCGCTGGCTGTTTTGAATAATTTCGTCTACTATTGCAGTAACGCTTGAGTATACTACACCGTTTCTAATTTTAGTTAATTCGTTGAAAATGTTTACCTTAATACTTGGCATTTATTTGGCCTCCCTCCGTTTTACGGGTAACTTTCCTACCCACAAATATAATAACATATTATATAGTAATATGCAATACTTTTATGACGTAAAATCACTTGAAATTTTACTGTTATGTAGGTATAAAATAAGCCCGGGTTAACATTTACCCGGGCTTATTTTATGTATTATTTTCGCTGCTTGTAACCAATGCATGAACCTTCTGGTAAATTTCATTAAATACAATAGTATCATCACGTAAAAATTCCAATAATTTAGCCTTTCCCTGAAACTTCAACGGTTCACCTTCAATACTCAGTACGTCACCAGTTTCGTGCTCTATGATATAAAACCAAGCACCCGCCTGTCTAAGTAAATCGTATTTGATAGCCATGTCAACAGTATCGGCCAAAACGTCTATCCCTGAATTATAATTTAACGTATAGAAACCTAAACGGCGATTGGGTTTAAATATTTTAGTCTTAACAAGAGTTATATCTACTAAATTACCCGCAGGCTCGGCTGCACTTTGCTTCAATTCACTGTTGTCTATGTCTATAAGTGAACCTTTACGGCAAAATAACCGAAGTGAATACAAATGTTTAAGTGCTCTACCTCCAGGTGTTTTATACATATTATAAGTATTGACCAGGTCTTCCCTTACCTGGTTGATCAATACTAATGCAGTATGATTTTGGCTTATCTTACCTGAAACTTTTTTGCTGAACTCACTGAGAGGCCCGGATGCACCTGCGTAAGATTTCTTCTCCAAATCGGCTTCATAAATTTGTTGCGGTACTAACATTGGGATACTGTCAAGCACTAAACACAATAAATGATCACTGTCAATCAAGTCAAGCATCATTTGAAGTACCTGTTCGGCTGTATGGTCTTGCGGTCGTGCAATATAAAGGAGGTCGAGGTCGACGCCGTTAATTTCTGCCCAATCTTCGTCCAAAGTATTTTCACTATCGAAATAAGCTACTTCACGTGCTCCATTAGTATTAAGTAAATCAATTTGTTCCTCAAGCTTTAGTATCTCCTTTTGATCTACTTTATTGTTCTTTTCCTTCAACTGTTGGTGAGCCTGCATAGCTAACTGCATTGAGGTATTCCAATTTCGACTAGCTACTCGCTGGGCATTAGCTACAATGTCTAAGGCAGTTGTTGTTTTACCTCCATTCTCCGGCCCTAATATTTCGGTAGCTTTACCTACAGGAATACCTCCATAAGTCATATAGTTAGCCCGCGGGCTGCTGAAAGGTATACGCTCTACATACAAATGCTTAGGGCCCAACGTTATAATTTCTTGCTTATACTTCTTGTTGATTTCGTGTACTACCTTTTGTACCGGATTCATTAGTAACCTCCTGTTTATAGGAACGTAACATTTCGGCCTCTACTACAATTCGAACTGGGTAATCATAACTATTACTAGATCCCGGTACAAGTGCCGGGCATATGTTGTGATACACTACTTCAGCAGCCTCAGCTGGGTGACTATTAACCAGTTCCCTCAACTGTTTTTCCCATACGTCGTACAGACTGTCCGGAATAACATTAACGTCTAATACATAGTATAAATATTTATGAACAAGGCATTGTCGCCTCCGTTTGAATATTTTACTTTGTATTGGGTGAGTAGCATCGTCCCAATATTTTTTAAATGCAAGGGAATACGGCACTTCCCTCGTTTTCGGTGGTTTGAATGAAGGAGCTGCAGCCGTATTCCATAATGTATTTTGAAAGGGTTTTACTTTTGCTGCACACATTAGAAACTCTCCCGCTCCTCTTTGACAGGTGCTGGTCGACTCGCCGTATCAGGCGACTGATGGTAGTTTAACTCGCGACCGGATAACTCCAGTTCGGCGATGCGCTTAGTTATGATCTTTTTAACCCCGCTGAATATATGTTCAGCCATGTCTAATTGAACCTTCAATTTCTTATAAGCTCGTTGAAAAGCAATTTCAACTAAATACTCTGGAAATGTATTTAACTGGGCTACTTTTGTCTTATCCTGTATAGTACCTTCAGCAGCCACATAGAACGAGTCAAAAGCATCTAGCCGCACGGCCTTAGCACTGTCTACTCCAACTCCCAAATCCTCTAAACCGCTACTTGTGAAATACATGAAAATAGGTATTTTCAAAGTAACTGCTTCGAGCTCATCGTCAGTTAACGTATGCTCACCATCGGCCAACAGATCACTTGTTTGCGCAATAAACTCTTCAAGTTCTGTATTATACTTACCGACCAACGAGTCAACAATATTTTCAATAATCATACTGTTTTCTTCTACTTGTTGCCACAATGTTAAAATACGAGTTTCAATTGACTCGTTTATATCTAACATTTAAAATCCTCCTTTTCCAATGCACTCAACAACGAATGCACGTCGTAACGGAAACGAGTTATTTTCTTTCCCCCGGGTAGCAAGAAACCTATTTCGGCCGCCTCTTGCACTGAAATAGACTTATGCCCGTCAAGCATTAACTCGTATATTCGCTGTATATTTACGAAATAAGCCGACTCATGTAGGCGAAAATTAAATATGACTCCGGCTACTACATGTTCCAGTTGACTTTTCTTTAATAGACCTGTAAGTTGATCTTCCGAAATAACCTTAAAATTTATGCGACTTAATGCGTAATCTTTCAACTCAAAATAATACTGATTTGGGTATTTGAACACTATAAAGTCACAAATGTTACGAACATTCTTCAAACGACCTTGAGGGTCGTACAACCGATCTACTGATACCGACGGCTGTAACTTTACGCAAGCTTCCTTGAAAGCTTCTTCAAACGGTTTTCCTTTAGATGCCACGGAGGTCACCTCAATACTTTCGGCACTCTTTTTTATACCGGCAATACGTACAATCCTTAACCCTGTCACTTTTAGGCGGTACAGTATTTTGCCGAATATGGTTCTCGCAAGACTCTATTTTAGCAATAACAAGTTCTTCTTTATCCCGATTAGTGACATTGTACAAATACGGCTTTTTACGGCATAAGTCCCTATCCTCATATAAGAATATAACTCGGTCAATACCAAACGCAATAGAGTAACAAGCGGCTTGAATTTTATGATCAATTTCTATTTCATACCGAGGCATCCATTTAAAACTAGCTTCAGTTTTAATTTCAAGTACGCAGTAAATACTTTTCAACCGAATAATGCCGTCACACATGAAGCTAAGGTTCAAGACAGTATTCTTGCACTTGGTCTCAAATCCGTCTTCTTTAACTATTACAGTCCCAGGCTGAGGGTGTACTTTTAGGTACTCTTTCACAGGTATCCAATCACAATCAAATCCATGCTGCCTAATTAACGAAACTGCTTTTTGTAACCGAAGGTGCCTGTCTGTACCACTTTCCTGAATACCAATACCTGTGGCAGTTTCTCTGACCTCATCTGGAGTAATGCCTGTAACTTGAAAATAAATGTTTCTAGGACAACCGGCCAACGAACTGGGCTTATAAGAAAGAGAAGGCTTTCGCTTCTCTTTCTCTACCATTAAGGAAATAGTTTCAGTTAACATGTATAAAAACTCTTGTTCAAGTGTTTTAACCTGTTTGGCCTGAGCAATGTTTTTAGCTAACTGTTTAAGCGGCACCAGTGGTATCCTCCTGATCCATTGTACTAAGTATTTGAATAACGTCTTTCTCAACAATCTTAACCATGGGCAGTTCAGGCCCATAACGGATGTCTACTGTAGGCATAGATAATACACCGATAATGTCTTTAAAATACTCAATGTTAATTAGTACAGTAACCGGCTCAGTGGGTTTTTCTTCGCCGACGTACTTAAGAACCTCTAAGCTGTTTTGTTTAAGGTCTTCAATCTCAAGGTTCTCAGGCTTGAACGTCATGCGAATGCCGTTGTTATCGAACGGATCAACAAAGATAGCCAAACGGTCAACAGCACTGGTTAACTGGTCCTTAAATACTACAGACCTGCCGGCGAATTCGACTGCAGTTATACCTGAAATATTCGGATACTCACTTAAACCGTCTAACTCAGTACCGAAAATAATAGCCTCAGTAGAAGTGAACAGCAGTTTATTATCTTGCTTCTGAACCGTCATTTTGTCTACGGACAGTACATTCAGTAGCGTAGCCAAGTCCTGAGTGATCAACAGCCTGTCGGTCAAAGGGAACTTGTTATTGTTAATACACATCTTAACACCGTCAGTGGTGATGCAGTTATCACCAACGTTATAACCAGTTAAGCACGGCATCAACATTTCGGTGGCAATAGCCGACTTATTAATAGCGAACGCAGCCTTCAAAGCCTTGACATCAATTTGCACACCCGGCACTGCAACGTCGAACTCGTAAACAGGAAAATCGTTGGTTTCGAGTAAAGGGATCTTATACTTACCGTTACCTTTTACCTCTACATGAGTTTCGGTAGCAACAAACGTCATAATTTCTTTCGTGGTTTTAGCTACCAGTTTGATTAAGGCATCGGCCTTAACAATAATCTCACCCGCAGTACCGGCAACACCTCGGCTGATACAAGTAATAAAGTTCACGCAGTTAGTAGAAGTGATTTTAAGCTCGCCCTTATCTAGGTTGATTTTTAAATACTCGGTGCTGGGTAATATCTTACTGTTCCCAACCCCCTTAGCTACCTTAGACAGCATTGTGTTTAATTTCGCTGTCTGAATTTCAAACTTCAACGTCACGGAAAAACCTCCTCAAAATAATTTAATTGCCTTTGTTACTTACTAATATATAAATAATCGTCGGCCCTTTGTAAAGCAACCTTTAAACGATTATAAGACACCTCAAAACAGCTCGGTCTGCGTCACGTTTTTACTGACTCGTTTGTAGTTTTTAGCCCAATTTATGAAATATTTAACATTCTACAGAAGTCGAAGTTTATAGCTTTCACGTAGTATGTCAAACGGTTCATCACTCTGTGCTTCGACGTAACGTATAAACTTTTCTTGGTCAACCTTAGACCGTTTAAAAATGTGATTAGGTTGACCTATTTTACCGGAACTAACTGCTGTATAGCCAAAGTCAGTCAACATTTCACCGTTACCCGCGTTAATTTTCCAAGAAGCCGAATCTGCACTTTCAAATGGAAACATTTCTAAAATCCTAAGATCAGTCATTCCAAATGCATGTACTTTGATAGTAGGATTAGAGCTATTTTGAATTATCTTAAACACCTTTTCAATATAGTTTTTACGGTCGTTAGTTCCCATACCCACTAAAGCTCCAAGGGCCATGTAATCAATTTTAGGCTTAAACTTAAGAATTTTAACTAAAACTGTTAAAGAAGAACCGGCATGAAATACGGGTAATAATTTGTGTGGACTTTTAACCCGCGAATACATATACAGGAAATTTAACCATGTGGTTTCTGCTGCAGTAACGTCTTGACCCGTTTTTTCGGGTATTACGTCAAGTTGAGCGAACATACTTACATATTCATTGTAAGCATTAACGAAATCTATGTACTCGTCAATGTCAAGGTAAATACCTTTTGTATAGGCGAAGTAAGCACCACAGTCAACAAATGTAGGCCGACCTTGATTGAACCTTTTTCGTATGTCGGCTTTATTTATTGCATAACTTAACAACACGTTATCTCCGTGCTGTTGAATATACTCGTCTATATATTTTGGCATACTTGAAGCTAAATATAAGTTGAAACCTATAAGAGCACCTCCTCAAAACAACTTAGTTTGACTGACTTGTTTAGCAGGTTTATACTGATATTTGTTGACCCACTCAAGCATGTATTTTATATTCCATAACAACCGAGATTTTGGGTCGTTTATTAGCTGTTCAGGTTCAAAGCCGCGCTCTCGTATAAAATCATACAAAGTATCTTTTATGAGCTCACCTTTGTGCTCAACATGGCACCGAAGCTTTTTTCTACCTTGTGAAATAACAATATAATTTCCAAAATCAGTTATTAAACGACCATTCACCGCATAAATCAACCACGACGTCGAGTCTGCGCTGTAAAACGGAAACCGCTCCAGTAGGTCAAAGCTAGTAAGACCAAATGCATGAACTTTAACTTGTGACGGTATTAGTTTAAAAACTTCTGTCAGCCAAATCGCACGTTCTTTTTCAGGAACTTTAGCCATTGCCCCAAGACCTATATACTCTGTACCTGTATGAATCAACTGCTTTAAATAGTTTAAATTAGAACCACGATGAAATACTGGGATTAACTTACAAGGGCTTTTAGTACGACTTAACATATACAAATAATTCTTCAAAGTGATATCAGTCGTTTGTTCGGCAGATAGCCCGTAACTGCCGGGTATCACATCAAGTTGAGCAAAATACGAAATATATTCGTCATATGCATTAACGAAATTGACGTATTCGTCAATATCAACATTTATACCTTTCGTGTAGGCAGTAAAAGCTCCTGAGTCAACAAAAGTTGACCGGCCTCGGTCGTATCGCTTTATGATTCCTCTCCTGTCTGTAGCATAACTTAAAAGAACGTTATCGCCTACAAGGTCGTCGGCCTCGGCCGGTACACCTCCGGTAAAGTAAAAGTTAAACATTAGTAAATCATTCCTTTTAAAATAAACGATTTTGAGCTACCTGTTTCGGTTTATACTGATAACTTCTAGACCAGTCTGTCAGGTAAGCGACATTCAGTAGAATGCGGTCAATGTATTTTTCAGCTAGTCCTTCCAAAGTAAAACCCTTTTCCTCAACATATGTTTTAACTGCCTGAAAATGCTCCTTTGATAAATTGTTGATATGGCGCGAATCTTTTGTAGCCTTGCCTGAAACTAACAGATTACCGAACTGAGTCATTATCAACCCGTTACTTCCAGTCATTATCCATGACGTCGAGTCTGCACTGTAAAACGGAAAGCGCTCTAACAGCTTTAAACTCGTCATACCGAAGGCATGAACTTTAACATTCGGGTTAGGGCTCGCTGCAATAACTTTAAACACCTTAGTTAGCCAAATATCTCGCTCAACAGACGAAGCACCCACTAAAGCTCCAAGGGCCATATAATCAATTTTAGGCTCGAAAGCTAGTAACCTGTTTAAAAACATAAAGTCCGAACCTCGATGAAATACAGGTAAGCACTTATCTACGTTTTTAACTCTTTCTCGCATATACAAATAATTCTGCCAAGTATCTTCGGCCGATTTTAGCAGTTGAGCCTGAGTTTTAGGTTTCCCCGGTTCGCCTGGTATAACGTCAAGTTGGGCAAAACAAATCAAATATTCGTCAAGGAAATTAACATAGTCTATGTAAAAATCAATGTCAATATAGGCGTTACGAGTGAATGCCGAATATGCACCTGAATCCATAAAAACAGGAGTTTCCCTTTCAATCCATTGGTTAATTGTTTTCTTAGAATCTGCATAACTAACGAGCCGCAAGTTACCGTTTTCAACCAGCTTATATTCACAAGCTTCCTGAGTACCGGCGTAATACAATTTAAACATCAATACGTCACCTCAATACGTTATATAAAAAAGCCTGCGAGCTTTTTAAGCTGACAGGCTTCTGAACTGACCTATTTTACTGTATAGTTTTTCTCGAATGTAGTTACTGGAACGGTGACGGGCTTAACTGCTCCTCCCATGTATACTTTAACGAATACTGAATCTTCTGTGATTACTGCGCGACCTTGTTCACCAGTGCTTTTGCATATTACGTTTACGACTGATTTCATTTGTTTGGCCTCCCTTTATTTGTTTTCCTCTTTCTACTATTATAAACTATTTCCTCAGGAATGTCAACATGTTTTTGAAAAATAAAAAGCCCTTAATTGGGCTTTTTAATTATCGGTTTAACCGGCACGGCGACGGTTCATTTTACGGCTGTGACGAGCTATTTTGTTACGAATACGTCGAAGCACCTTACTCCTTTTCTTTTTTGTACCTCGTAATCGCTGCATAATTTTCTGAGCATCTTCTTCTGACATTTTACTGTATTGAGGCTTTTCCGGCTCAGGCCTTAACTTTATACGAGCAGCCAACTCAACAGGTATTCCTGAACGACCTCCCAAACCTAAAATTTGCATTTATAAACTACCTCCTTAAAATAGGCTCTTCTGTTTCGGCCCTTTATTTGTCTTTTTAGTGACAATGAACAGTACTTCTTTAGCCATTTCCGGGAAAGGTACGGCCATAAAAGCAGTCAACCAAGCTGTGGGCATGTACTGTTTCATTTTAAGGTAGAAGGAGTGCAACTCCCCGCCCATTCGCTTGTACATGTCCTCAAGCTCCCGAGCACCTGCTACAAGGCCAACCTCGCTATCGATTTGAAACCCAATTTCGTCGAGAGACTGCTTCAACTCATCGTAACCCCACTCGTAAACGTGAGCAGCGTACTGAGTATTATAACCGTTTCCAGGCGTATTTGGGCAGCTTAGAAACATAAACCCAGTATCAGACATAATTTTATAGCACTCGATTAAGGACTGATAACCGTGATCCTTATGCATGTGCTCAATAGCCGACGTGTAAATTATAAAGTCAACTGACCTATGCTCAATATGCTGAGCCATTTCAGCCACGTTTGACTGTATCCAGTTAACGTTGAACGGGTAGTAGGTTTGATATTCGTCTTCCTCTAATTTACGAATACCTGAGCGACTTTTAGCCTCGCGAATGTTCTTTTCGCATATGTCTACGCCGGTATAACTTTTAATGGTTTTGGCATGATATCTAAGTAACGGAAGCATCAACGACCGGCCACAACACACATCTACAAGCACCATGTCCTTCTTCGCTAGTAGAGCAGCCTTATGATGCTGAATATAGTTCATCACGTCCAAGTTACTAAAAAAGCCGTCTGCGAATTGCCTGAAAAAATTCCTCATTTGATAAGTTGTACAAAGAATATCCTGTGGGTTCATTCCCGGTTCTACCTTAAAGACGATTTTCTTACCGTCCTTGTCGAGTTCAACGTCCTGAGGTAAACTTTCCTCACTCACTTCTGGGTCTTGCACTTTGTTCGCCTCCTTTTATCCTACCTGTAGTAGCTCCATGTATGTTAAATAACGGAAACATAAATGTTTTTTTTACAGTACCGGAACCGAGTTTGTATTTCTCTTCTACTAACGAAATCAACGAAATAAAATGTACCTTTAACTCTGACCACCACAACATTTCAAAATAGGGCCGGGATTGCAGCGGGCTGGTATTGTAAAATATAAGTTCTTCATAACCGTAATTACGAACCTTTTCGCCAATCATCAGCCCTAATTCCCTTTTACGTTCGCCTGTGAGTTCACTTGGATGTATATCATAGTAGTCCAAGAACTCGTCGTCCATGTGAATGCCGTACTTATCGGATAAGATACCATACCTTAAATTATTCCGGTGCATCATTTCGTAAAATTTCAAGTTAATTGCACTGACATAAAAGTCTTTCGGTAGCGCCTGGTCTAACCCAGTCTTTGTACGTGAACATCGCGAACTCCAAAGTACGTTGTCACCTTTTAACTGGTCAGGTATGTCTTCAACAACCTCAATAAGCTGGATACCGTAGTTAGGTGCTAGATGCTCTTTCCATGTACTGTTGTTAGGTAAAGAAAAGCTAGATTCAGGCGGCCTCGGCGTTACGTGCGTACTACACATGAGGGTACTTCGCCTCCTATACTTGTATTTGTTTCCAAGACTTCCCGTCGCGAATGTGTGCTATGTTGTGCGTACTTGTTCCGTATTTTCGAGCAAGTTCACTCAGCATACCGTGACGATAATTTTTCAAACATTTTTTAATTTCTATAACGTCAGCTTCAGTAAGCTTTGCACGGCTATTCTTAGAACCTTGAAAATGACTACCAATTCGCTGCTTCGCCTCAGTAGTATGTTTATACCCTAGCGCACGTTGTTTACCTCGGTGACTCTCTGATATACGTTGACGACCTTCCTCTGTAATGTAACTTTTACCGAGTAACTTTTCACGTATTTTCTGCCTGGTTTCCAATGAAACTTCGTGACCTAATTTAGACTGACGTATTTTATCCCTAACCTCTGCAGTGAATAAAGTTAGTGCACGTTCTTTAGATTTTTGAGAAATAACTTGTTTAGTTTCTTCGCTATGTCGAAAACCCAACTGGTTACCGGCAGTAGGCGATAAGTTATAACCCAACTCAACAGCTTTAAGCTCGTTCATCCAATACTGTTCGCGAGTTAACAATAGCGTCATGTCAAAAACTTGTTTAACATGTGAAAATTTAAAATTATCTTCGCCATACTTATCCCAATCACACTGAAGAATTACATTATCGTGAATACCGTGTCTTAAATAATACTTATGGGTTGATATCCGTTTAGCTATATGCTCACTACTACCTACATAGCACCTTCCGTTAACAATGTTTTTAATTTTATAAACAACTGCGGGCATAGTATCCCTCCTTTAGTACAAGTATACTAATAACAGGATACTATGTCAATACGGAATTAACTGGATACGTAGTTATTTTTTATTTTGTAAATACGAAACTAACCCTCTAGATCTTAACAAGCAAGCAGGGCATTCGCCGCAGCCTTTACCCGGTATACCGTTATAGCACGTGACTGTATTATTAAGGATTGTATCTAAAACATCTAACTGATCGGCTAACTCCCAAGTTTCTTCCTTATTTAACCACATCAATGGAGTATGAATAACGAAATCATAACCCATAGCAAGGTTTAATGTGACGTTTGCACTTTGAACAAATACATTTCTACAATCCGAATAACCGCTGAAATCAGTCATGCATACACCAATTACAACATTAGGACAGTTTAACTGTTTAGCATGTATCGCTGCAAACGTTAGAAACAAGAGGTTTCTCCCGTCTACGAACGTATTAGGTAACTCGCCGTCTTTCCCGGGATCAATTGGAATATCCCGAGTTAGTGCATTAACAGTTAAGTTATTAAGTACAGGAATTTCAATAACCTCGTGACTAGCCACATTCGCTAACTTAGCAAGCTTAATGGCTGCATCAATTTCGGAAGAATGTCGTTGGCCATAGTCAAAAGTTATTGCATGAACTTCTTTAAATTGTTTCATAGCCCAAAACAAACAAGTAGAACTATCTTGACCTCCAGACAAAACACATACCGCACCTTTACGATTCAAGATCAGTTACCTCCTTATTTTAATAGTAACAAAAGTTCGTTACGCAGGTCGGAGTTCTCCATAAACCGGCCTCGCAGGGTACTGGTTCTAGTGACTGTACCCGGCTTTTTAATACCGCGAGTAGTCATGCAAGAATGCTCACCCTCAATAATGACAGCTACATCAGGTGAATCCGTTATAGCGGCCATTATGACGACTATGTCAGTACCAATACGTTCTTGGATCTGTAACCGACGGCCCACCATATCTACGATACGAGCTATTTTACTCAGCCCAATGACTTTGCCGTTAGGTATATAAGCCACATGAGCTTTCATGTTATACATAAGGGCCATATGATGCTCGCAGAAGCTGAAGAACGAAATGTCCTTTACCAATACCATGTCGTTGTAGTTACCTGCAACATCCAAGTTATCGTCAAAAGTTTTATTAAACATGCAAGCAATTTGTTCGTTATCGTACCGAATCCCTACAAAAACTTCGTCAAACATTTTAGCCACCCTGACCGGAGTTTCCTTTAAACCTTCGCGTTCGGGATCTTCTCCTAAAAGTACTAAGATCTTTCGTATGTGCGCAGCTATTTCAGCTTGCTTCAGTTCATGCACTGTAGCCATTTAAACACACCTCTTATCTGCACCCCAAATCTGTTTATGGAGCTGAAGCTGTACTCGGCAATAATGCAACTTATTTTCCAAAAGAAACTCGACTATCAGTTTAGGGTCTAATTTACCGTACACAGGACTGAAATATACGTGACTTTCCGGCTGATACATATTCAGTATCCTCTTAGCTACCAACAAGTCGCATTCAGTTTGACAAACGAATTTAAGAACATCCTTTTCTGCAAGCATTCGCAAGTTTGTTTTGACCATACGGTTTTCCTCACCACTGGAAGGTAGTTTATAATCCATCACTACCGTAACCATTGGGTTTTGGATGATAGTACGGTATTCAGTTAATTTGTAACTTCCGTTTGTTTCTAAATTTATGTCAAACCCGTAAAACAGTAACGACGACATAAGTTTATCAATATAGCTCTGATGTAACGGCTCGCCGCCGGTCAGTGTAATACGACTTATACCTGTTTTAAGCCTCGCCTCTAGCGCCCACTCTAAGACATTTTCAGGCGAAAGTTCTTCTGCACCGTTCTTACTTTGTGCATACGAGGTATCGCAGAAACTACAGTTTAAGTTGCACCCAGCGAAACGAACGAATAAACTCGGATATCCCTGGTTAATACCTTCACCTTCAATACTTACAAATTTCTCGCTCACATACATTTCGGCTCAACCTACCTTTCACTATAACTAGCTTTATTATTAGGAGTTTCGTAAACATCTACTCGAGCAATCGCATAACCTGCAGCCTGCATATAAGTAAATATGTACTGAGCCATGTTTTCAGCTGTAGGGCTAAAATCAAACTTACGAATTATAAACCCGTGACTGACTAGCATTCTGTATAACTCGTTAGAAATGGAACCTTTTCGAATAATCAGTACATGATCGAGCTCTTCTATCAGTACGTTGAAAACTCCCTTTAACCGTTTAAAGTCGATCACCATTCCATTCTCGGGACCAGATGTTTGAACTTTGTTTGATGTAATAGCCACAATGATTTTCCACCTGTGACCGTGAATGTTCCGGCATTTTCCGGCATGGTCGAGTAAAAAGTGAGCAGAATCAAATTCAAATCCAGCTTCAACTGTAAAGAGCCCAGTTTGTTTAATTTCAGTCATTAAATACATCAACCTCCTTCAACCTATTATATAAAAAAGCCTGCAAGCTTTTTAAGCTAACAGGCTGTAAAATGAACAAAATGTTATGCAACGTCGTCTTCATCCTCGGTTTCAAATTCAACTGTTTTTCCATACCACTTGTCTTTTATTTCGGCGTCTACTGACATAGGTAAGTTGATTCTATCTGCAGCAGCCAACATGTGTTTTTCCATAATAGATGCGCACTGTTGGGCCGTGCTGATTGGGCATTCTAAAATTATTTCGTCGTGAACTGTTAATAACATTCGAGCACCAAGTTCACGAAGTTTCTTATCCCGGTTTATAGCGACCATAGCCTTCTTAGTTATGTCGGCACTTGTTCCTTGGATGATACTGTTGACTACTTGACGTTCTGCCTTGGCAATAAATCCTCCGTTATCTCGGATTTTAACTCCCTGAGCTCTAGCCTCGCGCACGATACCGGCACGTTCATTGAAACGACTGTTATCTAGTGCCCTGTAATAATACTGGTAAGAAGTGTCGTCTACAGGATCACCGTTTAACATTGTGATTTCGTACTTAGGTAGCTGAAGATCCGTTAACCGACGTTTTCTACCGTATAGCGTTTGAACGAATCCTTTGGTATGACCCATTTCCTTCATATCTTCTACGAAACGTTTAATGTCAGGAAAACGTTCAAAAAACATGTCAAAAATACGTTGCGCATCGGCTGTCGAAATACCTAAAACTATTGCAATACTAGGAACCTGACGATCATACATGATACCTAATAACACACTCTTTAAACTATCGCGGCGCTTCTTACCTTCGGGATGAGGTGTACCGTCAGGCCAATTTTCTTTGCAATGATCATAAGGCACGCCGTAAGTCTCGCTCGCCATCCAAGCATAAATGTCTAGCCCGTCACGATACGCCTGTTGCATAGCCTTATCGCCTGAAGCTTCTGCTAAGCACCGAGGCTCTACCTGCGAAAAGTCACCGCCCACATAAACGTTACCCGGTGCGGGAACAAACATTTTACGAATCTCTTTATTTTTTGATGGAATATTTTGCAAGTTCGGCGCTGAGCTCGATAACCTACCTGTCTTAGCACCGTACTGGTTAAAGTTACCGTGTAGCCGACTTGTATCCGTCCTAACTACCTTCGGCATCTTATCAATATAGGTACTAAGTAACTTAGAAACGGTTCTATACTCAAGTAACAAGTCAAACAAATCACCGTCTTGCTGCTTGAAGTGTTTAAGAGCCTCTTTATCTGTATTACGAGGCTTCTTTTTGTTCGGACTTTTAAGGCCCATAAGGTCATAGAAAATAATAGCTAACTGTGTTGGACTGCCTACATTAATTGGGTTAGACAGCTTAGCACGAAGTTCGTTAGGTAACGACTGATAATTCAATCCTTTCAAGGCTACCAGTATCTTTTTCTCTACAACTTGTAACTTTTCAGTATACTCTTTAGACAATTTAGAAGCAAAGTCGTTATCAATACAAACTCCAGTATCTTCCATATCGCACAATACAGTAACAAGAGGCATTTCAATATTCATCATAACTTTACCGACTTCAGTTAACCCTTTAGCTTCGGCCTTACTACCAATCAAAAATTCACGTTGATACTCATATAAGTCATAAGTCATTTCCGGATCTTTGGCTGCGTACAGATAACCAATGTCAACAGGTACATAGTTAAACGGAATACCGGAAAACAGCTTTTCAAATGTTAAAGGAACATCCTTTTTATCGGTATTCTTAGCTATGTATTTTGACCACAGTTTTTTTAATTCGTGAGGCTCATTTTCGTTGAGTAAACAAGCAGCGATCTGTGTATCCCAATACGGTTCTAGGTAAACGCCCAAGCTCTTTCGTATCACTCTAATATCATACTTAGCATAATGGAAAACTAACTTTGTATCAGCCTCAGCACATAAAGTTAATTCCCGGCCAACTATTTCTTCACTGAGCTGATTAGGTAACCTAACTCCTCTAAGATCTGTATGACGTACCGGCACGTAAGCAGGTTTTAAACCGGGAGTGACGATACAAAGTCCGACAAAAACATCGTCCAAAGGTTCTAAGCTTGTTCCTTCAGTATCAATCACCAGCAACCCATTAGCCCGAGCCTGTTGCATGTAGTTACAATACTCAACCTCTGTAGTAATTAATTGGTATTTACCTTCTTCAACTAAAATATCCTTCACATTTTGTCGTAGAATTGATATGCGCTCGGCAAGTTTATTCTTACCTGCTCCGGCAATCACTGAACGAGTCTTAGAAGAAGCCGGCTTACCACTTTTTCCGACTAATACCTTATTCTTTTCACGAATGTCGTTATTGAATTGCGGTAAATTCGCAAAAAGACCTTTTTGTTCTGCCACTGTATCCCTTCTTTCACTATAAATTAATAGGTCGCCTCACTAACTAACTAAATGAGTGCGACCTACTGTATATAATATAGCCGTTGTGTCACAGGCGCTCACTTATGAGACTCACCCTGCACCTCTGCCCAGTTGCACCGTGCTGGCTATATTAAACTAATTTAAAATACCTCTTCGTCGTCACGAGGTGCTTGCTGTCTTGGAGGTGTCTCAACAGTTGATCGATCGTTTGTAGCTGCCGGCAGCCTGTAAGTACCGTCCATAATAGCTTGTATTTCAGTTACCGATTTTTCAAGCACAAATCCTGTGGGCCCTAAAAGCTCCTGCTTCTGGGATAACTCTGCCAAACGTTTACCGTCTTTTGCTAAAGGATAGATCTTATAATCAGTATCAGGGTCATTGGGCTCACCTTTACGTATAATCTCGTATTTCCGGTCACATAAAGTACCGTAAGCTGCCAATATTTTTTGTATTCTAGGTAAAAACTTTTGCCCACGTTCCCAAGTAAGTACCGACATTTTACCGTCAGTTGAGTAACTCTCAAGCTGTAGAAATAATTTAAGCTGAACTTTGGAACCTGACAAGCATAACGGGCAGCTGTCACCCAAACAATCAACCCAACGTTTTTTACCTCCAATTTTGACCTCATGTACAGAGTATAAATCAAGTTGGTCCTCAGTTTCGTACAAGAACCTAACTACTGCAGAATCGCCGTCATTTTTTAGAGCGAAAAAATCATTACTTTTGAACTTTTCCTGAGCTTCTTGAACACTTGTAATTCTAGCCACAAAGTTTCCTCCTTTAAAAGCGTATAAGTTTTATATTAGAACAAGTCATAAACAATAACGACCCAGTTCACCTCGATAACGAGTAAACGTGCTTAAATAAATTGGTAGCTATGCACTGCACTTCGGCTTGAGAGTATTTCCCGGAATATACTATCAATCCGTTACCTTCCCTCTGCACCAAAAGGCAATCGCCTTTTAAAACGGTAACCAACTTCTTAAAAGTAACCGCTAATTTTTTAATAGCCACCAGTAAGTTCCCCACAAACGTAACCTCCTTTTAGCTTGTCTATACTGTTATATAAAATAAAAGGTCGTGCATTTTAACTAGGAAGTCATTAATATTCTCGGTAGTTTGACCGATAATTTGTTTTTGAGGTAAGTTATGGCAGCCGAAGTCACTCCCAACCTTTTAGCAATGTCTGTAGAGGAACCACGTTGCAAGCTACTAGGATCTTCAATAATAATTTCACAATAACTTATTTCTAATGTAGTTAGCTCGGGACTTGTCCTAATCATTTGTAAAAGCTCAAGCTCACCGTAACCCGGCTCGGTTGTATTAAGCTGAATATCATCATAGTTGACATTAGCTTCCTTCGGTTTTCTGCACTTACACTTAGCACTACCGCATTCTGCGTATAACCTGCGACGTAAATATGTATAAAAAAAGGTTTCAAATTTTACGCCTCGGCTTATATCAAAATCAATTAAGGCTAATTCAAGTTCCTCAAGGGCAACTGATACCTTATCGGACTCGTCCAATAACGGATATTTATTAGTTAACTGAATAATTAACTTAAACTGTTTTACAAAGCAGACAGCAATTAATACAGGGTCTTTTGACAGTTGAAATTCAACTGCTACGTTTTTAAGTTCAACAAGGTTTAAAGGTTGAAGGGGATAAAGTTTACTAAGTTCAACAAAGTTTTTATAAGTTTGAAGCATTTCGAAACCTCCAATATATTTTTAAATTTCTACATATTATATGATAATATATCAGACATCAAAAGTCAACTAAAATAATATACTGTTAAGTTAAAATAACATGGGTTGGGCCGTTTGAATAAACTCGTCAGGAGCTTCGTTCAAATCCTTAATTCCCGGCGGCAATACTAAGCGGGTCAATAGCTTATTAGAACCTAACCCGCGACGTAGTTTATTAGCACCTTTTCTACCAGCTTCATCGCTGTCTAAAGCCTCGACTATTTGTCGCACAGGTAGCTCTTTTAACAGCTTTATTTGATTGTCAGTGGGTAAGGCCCTAAACTGAGCTACTGCTGGCCTTCTAAACACCCAACAAGTTAAAGCGTCAATAATACTTTCAGTTACGATTACTTCCTTTATCCAACTCAAATTTTTATAAATTTTGTCTAAACCAAATAAAGTTCTTCCAGATAGATCATCTGGAGGGAAACTGTAGAATTTTGACCTAACACTTCTTCGCTGCACGAAAAGTACCCGACCGTCTTTATCTGCCACCGGGAAAGTTATGCAGTCAGTTTCCCGGTCATAACCGATATCAAAATACTGAATAACCTTGTACGTCAACCGCCTTTCATACATATACGGGTGAAAAAACCTATATTTCATTAGCTCATCCTCTGTAACTAACGGGTTAACGTCCTCTTGTACTGAGTTAACTTTCCTATCCATGTTCAGTAACAAAGGTTCCCTGTACTCTATAGCTAAATTCACATAGTTTTGAGTGATCCACTTGTAACCGTATAAACCACCGTCTTTATACCCAAAACAGTCTGAAACAAATTTCGCTAAATCGGCACTGTAGTCGCATGTAAAACAATGTACAGTGCCGGCAGGTATTGTCTTATCAGGTCGTTCTACATCAACCAAACTTATGCCGCAGCTGGGTTTATTCTCCTGTCCGTCTTTATGTGCAATGCAAGTAACCATCAGCCCAGTATCGTTACGCCGTACTATATCTTTTAGTAAATCAATACCGTTAAGCTGAAGTACTGCACGTAAATCGTATATAATTTCCTCTACACTCGCCAAGACAGGAGTTCCCCAGACCTGCATAGTTCAAAACCCTCCAAACAGCTTCGATTTATTCAAGCGCAGCTATTAACCGTTTACAAGAACCCTCTGTGATTTTAAGGATCACCGCAGCTCTAAAATCACCGTCACTTTGTGCTAACTCGTCAACAATGTTACCGGCACTACAAGAACCTCGTACAACTGTTTGAATACTGTTTGCTACATAACCCACATGCTTACCGTGAAAAACGACTTTAACGGCTTCCAAATCATGTGCGTTTTCCGGCTCCGCCACCAAACAAATATTATCGTCAATATCTAATATAGACGGGTCTACATTCGGAGCACCTACAATTGTAATAAGTTTTCTCATTTTTAATACTCCTCCTTTGTATTTGGATTGCTTTTTTTTTAAAGGGCCTTTTGTGGGTTTTAACTGGAAGGTCATTGTTACCGTAACGTATGCCTGTACCACCTAAATCCCACAATTCCTGAAGTCGGTCAATTTTGCACCCTGGAGTAACTATTTC